CTATTCCTCCCTGAATTCCTCCCCGGCATTTGCAACCAGAGAGTTAGCGGCGGCCGGCTCGGCCGCCATGTCCTCGGCTGGATAGAGCTGCAGCATCGCGCGTGCGGCTTCGAGGTTCGGCGTCGTGAGCCATTCCTCCCAGTCGTCCGGCCGTAGGATCACGACCGATCGCTTCTCCTCGCCGGGCCGGTGCATGCGCTTCATGATCGGATGCTCGTCTCCGTTGACCGTGATCATCGCCATCGTATGCCGCTCGGCGCCGTCCGGATACTGCAGCGTCCGCCAGATGCCAGCGACGCAGAGCGGCCGCCAGCCGGCGAGCCCGATTCGGTACCGGATATGCTTCCCCGTCTCCCAGTTCGGCTCGTAGATCCACTTCGCCGGAATCAAGCAGCGCCGCCCCGCGCGCCACGCCGGCGCGTACAGCGGCGACTGCCCAAGGTTATCATCGCGCACGTTCATCGTGCGGCGCATGATCGGCGGCTTGCGCCCCTGCGCCTTCGCTTTCTCGATGTTGGCCTTCTGAAGCGCACGCGGCCAGAAACCAAACCCGGCGATCAATGGCTTGAACTGCCCGTCGACGTAGCCGACGATCGGCGCGTCATAGTCCTGGTAGATCTCCGGCTTCCAAGGCGTCCAGCGGTACAGGTCACGGAAATTGTCGATCTTCAGTTCGTTCAGGCCCGGATCCTCGCCCGGCGCGTAGTAGTTCGTACACACTCGCTGGCCCCTCCAAAAACTGAATCACCGGTTCGAAGGAAGCAGATCGAAATCGTCCGGCGGCTCCCCTTCCGGAGGAAACGAAACCTGCTCGATCGGCATGACCGGACCGCTCAACCACTCGTCCAGTGCGGTGCATACGATGTCATACGCCTCGTCAAACGCCGAACCCTCCGGTTGGCCAGGGGCATCAGGAAACCGGCTTCGGCCAATTTCCACCATCCCCGAGTCCAGATACCCATACTTGCCGAGCTGGCCGTCTTTGCAAAGCGCGTCGTAACTGCTTGCGTCGTAGTCCACCAGCATGATCGACATGTCGTCGACGATCCGGAATTTGCAGTACGCGATACACCAGTCGATAAAAGCTCGCTGCACCACCGTCATCGGCCTTGGCATGGCACCTCCCGGTCCCCCAAATGCGCCGCCGATCGGTATCGACAGCAACCCTATTTTTGAGACTTGACGAGGTCATGATACAGCGCGATAAACTGTATATCCATACAGTAATTCCGCGCATCATGATCTTGCCCCCATTTGACCCGCCGAAGTTCGACGAGATGTCGACATGGTGGCGCACCTGCACTTACGCCGAGGTTCACCGTCTGATCTTGGAGGTGCTCCACCTGCGGATTACGTTGGGCGAGATGAGCGACCTTACCGGTGACGCAAAGCGCATGATCGCGTACCTCGAACAAGCCGACACGCTGAAATACGCTGCGCCGTTGCGCCGCCTGGCAATCAAGCTCGACAAAGAAATCACGCGCGCTGGCCGCCTGGGAAATCCCCGCGCACCGATTGCACCGTTCTCCGACGAATGGCGCGCGCGCGAAGCGATGAGATGCCGGCTCCGCGACACCCCAGGCGAACCCGATCCCGGCTCCGACAAGGCGACGAAGTTGCCCGAATTCCAGCGCATATCATGGTCCGAATTGCGCGACACATGGAGCACCCACACCTACAAGAAAAATCGTCCGCTTGCACTGGAACAGCGCTTGGTGCTGGAGATCGTGCATGTGCGTCGCGTCCTGCGGCTCATGGAAAAGATGGTCTGCGCCGCCGAGTTGGAATCGAGGAAGAACGGCTCCCCCGACTTGTTCGCACTTGACCAGCTCCGTCGCATGATCGACGGCACAGTCGTGGACTGAACACGTCTGCTGTGGATGCACCACAGCAACTCCGAAGGCAATCTGCACGGAGCAGCGAAAATTCCGCGCCGCAAAAAACTAAACCCGCGCAAGGCGAGTTTAGTAAAAATCGACGACAAAATAGATTCCGCAAACGTTAAAATCAGTCGATCTGTTATTTGTAATACGATTAATGGTTGTATCTTTAATTAACAGTATTTCAAAAAATTACTTCCCGCCCCTATACTGTGCATGCACCCACCCTCGTGCCTGAGAAAGGTGCTTTGGAGTCCCGACCACTACCCCCGTGGTGGTCGGGACCTTTTTGGGGCAACACGGGCCATCCAATCGTAGTCGAAGTCCGGCCCCCTTCTATAGAGGAAACTCTCCAAACGGCGCGAACCCCGACTACGTTACGCGGTGGATTCACACCTCTGAGACTTAGCGATGGAGCCGCCGCTCGTCCAGGCGCCCTCTCTATTTCTTCACGGGTTCGATTCCCCAGCACTGAGCGGACCGCCCATCTTCCGGGATGGCTTCCGGGTTGTACTTGCACTTGTTGATCGTGTCGAGCGCAACGTTATAGCGAGCGACCAGGGGATCGGCAATGCTGTCGACATACGCTGCCTGCGCGGTCGCATTCGGCGTTTGACAATCGCTTCCCATCTGGTCCGGTGTCGGCCGAGTTCCGCCAATCGCATTCCCGATGTTGTCGCCGCTCGCTCCCAGTGCGTACCAAAGTGCCTCCGTAGCAGTGAGAATCTTGTAACCCGATGCGTCGAGCTTGTCGGGCAGACACGACATCACCGGGTTCGCGTAGAACACCACATTGCCCTTGATGTACTCGCGGGCGGCAAATACGCGAATGTCCTTGTAAAACTGATCGGCCATCGCTTTCTTTTCCGGCGTGTCGATATACCCCGTCATGTCGTCATACTGGAAGTTCACCAACGTCCACGTCGAAATATTGACTTTGGCGGCAAAGATGTCGTTGAGTGTCGGCCCCACGCCATCGTTCTCGCTCATAACGATGTCGTGCAGCTTCGACCCGTTGACGATACCGGGATATACCGCAATGTCCGCGCCTCGCGCCTTGAAGGCGTCCTGAAGCGCCGTGATTGTCGGCTGCACATCGCCAGAAGAATCGCCCTGTGAAGGCGAGGAACTGGAAACATCGGTTGCCGCGGCCATTGCTCGCGCGCGCTTTGTCGCAACGAGCGGGACACCCGAATATGTGAGCTTGATCGCCGGTCCTGACGGTGCAGGACCGCCGTCATCGCCGCCGCCACACGCGGAAAGGGAAAAGCAGACAGGAAACGCGAGTGCTGCGAGGATTTTCTTCATGTCTTGATTGGTCTCAGGCGCTAGTTAATATCTTTCACTTCTGCGTATCGCAGTTTACAGATTAGTTACCCAGCCTGTCATCTGCGAATTTCAGGGCGTCGTAGTCAGCTTGGCACTGCTGGCCGGCAATGCCCCGCTCGTCAGCGATTTTCGCCAGATCTCCCGCTCGCGCATCAGCCCGGCCGAACAAGTCGGCAAGCAGATCGAGGGCGTCACCGGTTGTCTGGCCTCCGGCCTGAGTGGCGGAATCACGAACCCGCCCGATGAGTTCGGCGACTTGCTTGCGCAGGCCGTCAGCAGCAGAAGCAGCAGCGGCAGCATCAGCGCGCGCCAAATCTCGTTTTTTCGATGCATCTTCAGCATTTCCCTGTTGTTGGCGAGCGATCCGGTCGCTCTCGTCCCGCTCGGCAACGAGATCCCGAATTCGCTTCGCCTGCGTTTCGACCACGGCCGATTGATCGGCATCGCGGTGCCCCTTGAAGTAGCCGCCGGCCGAGCCGACGACGATCGCCACGATGACGGCGAGCCAGAAACGAGGATCGGCCAACATCACAACCCCCGTTCGCACAAGGCACGCTCGAACTTGCGACGCTCCACCAATCCCGGCAATACGCGACCACCGCCGTAGATCCATTGCGGCTTACCTGTGTCGGATTCGTTCATCGCTCGGCATGCCCCCTTCCAGTTGCCCGCGTTGAATCGCTTCGCGGTCGTGCTGCGGCAATACGCACCAACACCAATGTTGTAGGCAAAGCTCACACCGGCCGCGAGCTGATACGGATGCCCTTTCAGACCCGGTGTGCACTTCAGTGCCGGCTCCGCATGTTCGATGAGGCGCTGTTCAAGCCGAGCAACGCATTCGTCGTGCGTGAAGCGCTGGCCGAGCTTCACATCTTTCGTGTCGCCAAAGCATCCAGTGACGATCCCGATTGGGTCAGGCCCAGCGACCAGCACCTCGCCCTCGAACTTCGGAACCATCGAAAAAAGAAGGGCTGCCGCAGCAGCCCCCACCACACCGACAAGCGTCTTCTTCGGCACTTCAGCCATCGTGCTTCCCCATCTCCAAGATGCGCATATCCGACTCGCGCTGTTCGCGGCGATCCTTCCGCCACATAAAAAAGAAGTTGAGTCCGAAGGTCGCCATCGCCGTCAAAATGCCGACGATCACCCCGATATCAGTCAACGTCAGCGATGACGCCACAGCCGTAACACTCCCTACGTAGCTCGCGACTTCAGTTGGACTCGCTCGCATCTGTTCCCCGTAATGAAAAGGGCCGCTCAGTTAAGCGGCCCGTCACACAATCCCTGTCCCATCCAGCACCATGAAGCGCTGGCGCCACTGCTCTCTAAATCCGGAAAATCCGGGCTTTCTCCCGCCTCCGTACATCGTTGTTCCCCAACTTATCGTTTTGCCGCTGACCCGAATCGACGTGAGTTCGACACCCGCAGGGGAATAGCTCCATCCGACGTGGACCGGATAAATGGCCGACACAATGACCGGCACACCGTACGTCCGGGAATTCCATTTTGGATTTGGCGCGTCGGCAGACACCCAACCTGTCCCTGGAGGAAAGTACTCGTCAAAGATAACGTCGAGCACGCGGAGGAACGGCTTCGAAGAATCTGCGATGAGATCCCCGCGCTCGTTGAACACCTGTAAGCCGAACCTGCCGGAAGCCACAGGTACACGATCGAACAGAAAAAAGTAGACGGTACACTCGCGCTCCGTAACGAAACGCAGCGTATATGCCGATCCACTAACTTCCGTGCTCCAGATCGTGATCCCCACGCCATCCGACGCAAACACACCGTACATCGGCCCAGCCGTTGAGGTGAATGTGAAGGAGACATTCGGCAGGTTCGCACCGAAGGAAATCCCGGCATCGTTGACCACGAAAGGCAGGCCGGTCGTCACCGACTGCCCCGCCATCGCCTGCACCATTTGATAGTTCGGGGTGGAGCCATCAATCTGATACACGCCCGAATCAGTGAACGCCTGAAATCCTGCTCCCATCAATACACCCCGAAAACGATCCAGCCCGGAACCTGCTTATACGCATTCGACCCACTCGCGTTGCCGCTATAGGACCAGCTCACACCGAACCTGTCGATCGAGACTACAGGCGACGGCTCCGCACCTGATACTCGATAGAAAATCCTGTCCGGCATGAAGGACCAGAACGGTTCACCGCCGGACAGGTCGGCCGCAATAGATCCGTTATTCCCGTCTACGCGGACGATGCCGACTACCCGACCCGCGCGCGACTGCGCGTCGAGAATGGGACGGCCGGCACCGTCAAAAATCTGGAGTCCGGCCGCCATCACCACATCCCCATGCGCACCCGCAGTACGCCGTTGCCGTCATAAACCCGCACGCTGCTACCGTCGAGCACCAGTCGATTCCCGCTGCCATCGGACGCGTTGATCTCGAAAAAGCCGTTCTTGTCGATACGCCAGCCCTGTCGACCCGCGATGTAGTTATCGGACTGGATGTAACTGCCGATCATCGCGTTCGTAATCCAGCCGGCGCCGATGAGCGCCTGGCGGAGAAACACCTGCCCGCCCTGCACCACGAACGGCACAATCGACGATCCCCCGTTGTTCGGGTCGACCACGGCAAAGCGACTCGCCGAGACCAGTACCTGCGACTCGACTACACCGCTGCTGTTGTCGATCCCGACACCGATGCCAGCGATATACGTCTTGCCGTCCGTCGTCACCTGCGTCTTGATCTGGTACGACGCAGCAACACGCCCATTCAGATCCGCGTACGACTGCGCAACTGTTTGGACGGCGGCCTCGGTGTCGTTTGCCTTCGCGCTGATCGTTGCAATCTGGCTGGCCTGCGCGCTGTCGGCATCCACCCGAGCCTGAGCCTCGTTTTGAATACCGGCGAACAAGTCGGCCTGACCCGATTGCATTTGGGCCGTGACCGATTCAATCTGCTGCGCCAGCGCCATATCAGCCTCGGCACGTGCTGACTGTTCCGACCAGACTCCGGCCATGACCTGTGTCGACCCCGCAGCCTGGTTCGAGTCGCCAGCCATCGGCACGTTGATCTGTGCCGACACGCTCTCGATACGATTCGACAGCGCGCTATCGGCATCCGCCCGAGCCTTCTGTTCCGCGGCGATCGCGGCCGTGTTGCAGTTGGCCGTCGCGGTCACAGAATCGATGCGCTTACCAAGCGCCGAATCAGCATCGGTTCGCGCGGTTTGCTCGGACGCAATGGCCGACTTGTTGCTGTTCGCGGTCGACGTCACGGCATCGACTCGCGTCGACAATGCACTATCCGCGTCGGCGCGAGCTTTCTGCTCGGCGGTGATCGCGGCCGAGTTTGCTGCGGCCGAAGCGCTTACCGTATCGATACGGCTCGACAGCGCATCGTCTGCAGTTGCCCGCGCGCTCGCTTCGGTCGAGATCGCAGCTGCATTGTTTGCGAGCCCGATATCCTGAGACAACTTCCAGTCAGCGCCATCCCACACCAACAGGTTGTTGTTACCGACCGTGCTCACTGCCGCATCGGCCGTCGGGATGTACCGTCCGGCGCCCGCCAGCGCCTCCAGTTGCTGCCCCCAGACATAGATACCGCTGGTGCCGTCTCCCTGGTACGTCGTAGACCCGTTGAAGGCCTGCGTGCGCAGAATGATCGACGTGTCCGCTGTAGTGAACTGCGCCGTGTACACCACGCGCCACCAACCCTCCGACAACTGCGTCGCAGCGTACGAATGCGATCCCCTGGACAGACTCGGCCCAGAAAACACCCCGGTATCGGCGTCGAATACCACGCCACCGAACGTACCGGTGTTGTTGCGGCAAAACACCTTGATTTGGAGCTTCGCGCGTTCTCCGGACTTGACGTAAAGCGAGCGCGTAAACGGCTGGGTCGGGTCAATGCTCGGATATTGGTCGAAGTAATGCTCACCGTTGTCCGTCGACTCCACCAGCTTTTGCGCCCTCGCCCCGTCAAACGGTCCAGCAATCGCATCTTTCACAATCGAGCATCGGACCTTCGACCACGCCCCATTCGTGTAGTCCTCCGAGTACCGAATCAGGTTCGTGCTGCCGAGATCAATCCATACGTCATTCACCGCCCTGGCGATCGGCGTGATCGATTGTCGAAACGTGGCGTTCTTCGCATTGGTCTGCGCCTGCACCAATGCGATGCTCTCCGCGTTCGCTGCGTCGCCGGTGACGCGAGCCGTCTGCTCTTGCGTGATTGCAGCGGCATTCGCCGCCGCCGTTGCCGTGACAGTGTCGACACGCTTACCAAGCGCGGTATCGGCATCCGCTCGGGCTTGCTGCTCGGTCGCGATTGCTGCCTTGTTCGCGCCGACATCCGCAGTTACCGAGTCAATGCGCTTACCGAGCGCCGAGTCCCCGCTCGCCCGAGCCGACTGCTCGGCCGAAATCGCGGCGGAATTGCCGGCAACGGTCGAACCGAGGGAGTCGATCCGATTCGACAATGCCGAATCAGCCGAAGCCCGCGTCGATGCCTCGCTGCTGATTGCGGCCTTGTTTCCGTTCGCCGTGGCCGTGACTGCATCGATTCGAGTGGACAACGCACCATCCGCGTCCGCTCTGGCCGTTTTCTCCGCTGTGATCGCCGCGGTATTGGCCGCCGCAGACGCCGTTACGCTGTCGATTCGGCTCGAAAGCGCGCTGTCGGCCGACACTCGCGCATCGACCTCCGTCGCGATCGCTGCCGCGTTATTGGCCAGCCCGATGTCCTGCGACAGCACCCAATTCGAGCCATCCCAGACCAACAGGCTGTTATTGCCGATCGTGCTGACGGCGCTGGCGGCCGTCGGGATATAACGTCCAGCTCCGGCAAGCGCCTCAAGCTGCGCGCCCCACAGGTAGATGCCGCTAACGCCATCTCCGCTGTAGTTGATCGTCGTGGCGTCCATAGCCACGCCGACCCGAACGATGTAGGCGGTGTCGCTCGTTGTGAACGAAACGGTCTGAGAAATGCGCCACCATCCACCGTCCAGCGGGACAGCCGCGTAGGACTGGACACCGTTGGTGACGGCCATGCTCGAGAACTTCCCGGTCTTCGCGTCGAAAATGACGCGCGCGTACGTCCCCGTGTTGTGGGCGCAATACGTGTACAGGAAGACACAGGAGCGCTCAGCTGCTTTGACGAAGATCGAGCGCGTATACGTGCCGGTCGTATCGAGGCCTGCGGGGACTTGATCGAAATAGTGAGCGTTCGAATCGGTATTTGTCCCCTCCACCAACTTCTGAGCCGTCTGCGCACCATCCGGCGCGGCAGCGGCGGCAACGACCAATGACACGCGCTGCTTCGACCACGAGCCTGCCGTGAAATCCTGCGAATTTCGTAGCAGGTTGGTACTTCCAAGGTCGATCCAAACGTCATTGACCGCCTTGGCAACCGGCGTGACCGACTGTCGGAACGTCGTGTTCTTCGCGTTAGTTTGAGCCTGGACCGCGGCGATACTGCTCGCGTTCGCAGCGTCACCATCAGCACGCGCGGACTGCTCCTGCGTGATGGCCGCGGCGTTCGCGCTCGCCGTCGCTGTAACCGCGTCGACGCGCTTACCCAATGCGCTATCAGCGTCGGCCCGCGCCTGCTGCTCAGCCGTGATCGCCGCCTTGTTCGAACCGACATCCGCCGTCACGGCATCAATACGCTTGCCAAGCGCCGAGTCGGCGCTCGCCCGCGCACTGGCTTCGCTGCTGATGTCAGCCTTGTTGGCGTTCGCAGTCGCCGTCACCGTATCGATTCGACCCGACAATGCTGCGTCCGCAGTCGCACGCGTGTTCGATTCAGTCTGAATCGCGCCGGCGTTCTGCCCGACCGATACCTGCAGCGACGAAATCGCCGATGCGTTCGCCGAGTCTGCGGCGACACGCGCATTCCTCTCATCGACGATCAGACCGCTCGGCAACGTTTCCAGCTTCGCGTTGCTCGGATCTTGCAGCCCGGTCAATTTCACCGAAAGTTGCTGCCGCGCCGTCGTCTCCGCCGTGTCGGCAGTCGCGCGGGCCATCGCTTCATTCGTGAGCGCAGCGCTGCTCGCACCGGGTGCCGGTCGGCCGACAGCGACCCAATCGATTTCGAAAAAGTCCTTAGCCGTCGGCGCCAGCGCCAAATACACACGAAGCTGGCTGACGCTGCCGCTCCACGCCTCGTTCAGCATCACGACCGCGATGCCGCTCTCGTCGTAGTCCGGCTCCGGGATCGCCAGGTTCGACCACGTGCCCGCGATGTTGCGGCCGATGAAACCGTACCACCCCGGATTACCCGTCTTTCGAATACGAAGGCGAACCTGTCGATATTCGTCGCCGTTGATGTCGAGCGATGCCGGTGATTGCACGTACCCCTTCGCAACCGCCGGCGGCCTCAGCCAGGACGCCGTCACCGTCGGCGTCCCGGATTGCGCCGTCCAGCCGTCTACCCCGTTCGTGAAATACCAGATTTGCGCATAGTCGAACTGCTCGCCGACGCCGGCCTGAAGCTGCGTGATCTGCTGTACGACCGACTCATACTGAGTCACGCGCGCGTCGCGTTCCTGACCGATCAGCCCACTCGTTACCTTGCTGAGATCGGCACCGTCGTACGCGCCGCGTAGCTGCGTCGCCAGTAGCTCACGCTGGTTCGCCTCCGCGTCAACAGCGGACGCGCGCGCTACCTGCTCGGCCTGGATAGCGGACGTGTTCTGCCCGATCGCTGCCGTGTTCGTATCAATTCGGCTCGAGAGCGACGAGTCCGCCGCCTGCCGCGCGGATTGCTCCGACGCAATCGAAGCGCCGAGCTTTGCGGCCTGATCGGCCAGCTCGCGCGCCTGCACATCGGACGCGGCCTTGATGGCTGCGTCGCGTGCAGACGCTTCGCCGGCGATTGCCGTTGTCCGAGCCGAAGCCTCGGCCGCGAGTGCCGCCTGACGGTCCTCGATCTCCTTCTTGATGGCCGCGATGCGGTCCGCGACTTCCTGCTCAATCTCCGCGGCGCGTACTGCAGCCTCCGCAGCGATGGCCGCATTCCGCGCCAGCACCTCATCCGCCAGCGCCTGCGCGCGAGCGGATGCCTCCGCATTGATCGCACTGGCACGCGCAGCCGCCTCCGCGGCGATCGCGCTGGCTCGGTCCAATACCTCCTTTGCGATCGCCGTCGCGTTGCTCGAAACGTCTTTCTGGATGCTAGGAATCGCATCGATCGGCTTCTTCAGGTCATCCCCGAGCGCCGAATGCCAAATCTGACCTTCGAAATACTTTTCGTACTCGCTTTGATCAGTCGCCGGCTGGCCCTGCACACCCGGCCCGGTAGCCGGGAACCACGATCCGACATTTCCCGACCGGTCAACCAGCCGCGCCCAGAAATAGAACACCTGACCAGGCGCCAGCCCTTGAATCGACGTCGACGCCTGCGGATATGCGAAGTCCGACAGCTTGATCGCGTCAGCACGGTTCGTCGTGCGGCTTTGCCATACCTCCGTACGTTGCGTGTCACCTGCCGTACCGTCGGCCGGGAACGACCAGCTAAGGTTGATCCCGTAGACGACGCCGGCCGCCTTCAGCGATGCAACCGCGGGCGGCGGCGTCGTTTTCCCGGCCAGCGTCGTTTCCGCGCTCACGGCAGGCAGCGACGTGACGTTCATCACGTTCTGCGCACGAACGCGAGCGACATATCGGCCCTGATAGATCCCCGGAATCTCGACCTGCAGGCCGCCCGTCTGAGCAACGCTAACCCAGTCGCCGTTGTCCTTCCGCCATTCCGGGAGATACGTCACAGCCTTGTCAGCGGCATCCCACGCGATAACCATGTTGGTTTTCGCGATGCCCTGATCGACGACCGAGTACGTCGAAATTCGGACATTCGCCGGAGGCGCCTGTACCGAAGGCGGAACGACTGTAATCGGACGCTGCTGAATCTGTGCGCCGTCATCGATCGCCGCGTACTTGCCCGGTTCGTGCTTCGTCGCCGTGATCGTGTACGCGATCTGCCCTTCGTCGTCGCTTTCCTGCACGCTGACAACTCGATAGAGCTGCGCGGCAATTTCGTCACTCTCCAGCATCCATACTGCGCCGGAAACCGGATCGGCATCGAAACGGTCCACCAACACCAGCACGTCGCCATCGGCCGACTTCACCGCTCGCGACTGCGCCACACCCGACGGCAGGATTGCCGTGAAGCGATCGCCCGGCGCGACGGTCGGCGCCTTGTCCAGCGTGACGACATTCCCGGCCACGGAACGAATCCGGCCGCCGATGCGCCGCCCCGCCTTCTTCGGATCAGCAATTGCGATCACCTGACCCGGGCCGACCAGGACTCCATCCATGCCGACCTGAAATGACACGGTGCCGGCTTCATATCTGGATGTCAGCAGAATCCACTGTCCGAGCCGATGCGCCTGCGCCTGCGACGTGCAGCCGAACGCAGTGACCTGCGTCTTGACGACGCCGTACCGAGCAATACCGTCCTCGTCAGGGACGTACTCGACGGCCTGCTTGTACTGGTTCGTCGGATCGTTGTAGCTGACGAGCGCAACCGTGTACCGCGTCTTACGCTCGCTGCCGACATACCGGAACGCACCATCGATCACGTTGGCCGCGGTGTACACGTACACCGGATCGGACGGCATATCCGCCGACGCAACTACGGCACCCGGCCCCCAGTACGCAATCCCCCGGAAAACGCTGGCGATGTCCTGCAGCACTTTGAACGCGTCGGCCGCCGACTGGATCACGCAATTGCACGTGAAGCGCGGCTCGACGCCGCCCTTGCCGTCCGACACCAACACATCGCAGTAGCGCGCGATCTCGTACAACCCCCACTTGTCGATCATCGACGCATCTACGGTTTTGCCGAGGCCGTAGCGATCGTTCAATAGCAGGTCGTAGAAGATCCATGCCGGATTGTTCGTCCACGCTAGTTTGAACGTGCCGTCCCACGCCCCCGAGTACGTGCGCGTCTCGACGTCATAATTCGACGGCACGCGGACGATCAGCCCGCGCACTTTGTACGACCGCACCGGCACTTGCGAAAACGAGCGCGCGTCAAACGTCATGCCGACAAGCGCCGTCATCGGATAGCGCAGCTTCCGATCGATGACCTCGGTGATCGCCTCGATGTTCACCGTATCGGCAATCAGCGAACTGTGCTGATTCGGCGTGATGCGGCGCACGCGCACCAACCAGCCAGCTTTCGCGCGCGGCAATTCGATCCGATGCGAACGCTCGTAGAGCGACGTCGTCTTGCCGTCGAACGCTGCCGACAGCACCTGCGCATACGAACCGCCGTCAACCGACAGATCGATCGCATATTCCACGCGATAGCCGAACACGCCCGACGCAGGGTCGCTTTTCTGAAGTGCCGGCACGCCAAATCGAATTCGGACCGCCGTGAGCTGCGGGTTCTGCACCTGACGTACCCACGGCGCGTCAGACGTCAATTGCACGCCAACAGCCGATTCGCGCTCGACAGCCGGAAAGCCCGGGATGAACTCCTGATCGATCGTGCCCGTGCGAACGTCAACACTGTAGTTCTGGAAATTGACCGAACCGTCGGAATTCTGGATTGGCGTGCCGTCGAGATAGACCGACTGCATGCCGTTGACGAGCCCGACAATCGGCCCTTCCGAAATGATGTCGAGCACCTTCGCGCGTGCCGTGGAATGGAGGCTGTCCGGCGACTCACTGCTCCCTCCGCCGCCGCCCCCACCTTTCGCGCCGTTGATGCGCTTCCGGCCGGATTCCGCGTATAGCTTTTTCACACCTGATCCTCTGCGTAGATGCCAGAACTGGCGACCTTCGATCCCACGACCATCTCGCCATAGACCAGCGGAAGCGGCTCGCCTTGTGCCGCGCTGTTGACCGGTCCGTTGAAGTAGTAGGACGTGCCGTTATCAGCCACGCCCGCGAGCCCGGCCTGTTGCGGGCTCAGCATCTGGGCGACACCGCCGAGCGCCATGGAGACGCCCAAACCGATCAAGGTCGGCTGGTTGAACACGAAACCGGCAACGGCGAGTGCAGCGCCGAGAATCGTCTGAAACAGGCCGCCGCTTTTGCTGCCGATAATCACCGGCGCAATTCGGATTGCGTCGTCGCCCACCGGTGCGCCGAGATCGTCTTTCGACAGGTTTCTACGCCCGTTGAAAACAGCAAATGTCAGCCCCTTGCTGCGGGCCTCCAGCAAGAATTGGCGAAAGCCGGGAATGAGCACCGACAATGCGCGCACCGCCTCTGCAGTCGACGACACGGCCAACCGATGAATCCGGCCGAATCGTGCGCCTGCGATCCCGTAAAGCCTCACTTCACGCAGTCGTTCGTTCAATTCGCGCCTCCGACGTAACGGAGCACCGTCGTGCATGAGTCGCGCCACATCGAACCCCATACGGCTCGACAGGACAGCCGCCCGTACATGTGATGCCCGAACATCCCGTCACCGAGATACACACCGGAGTGATTCGGCACACCGTTCTTGCTGCGGACCTGCATCAGCAACACGTCGCCCGGTTCGAGCGTCGCGTCTCGCCCCATGTCGAGGAAACCCGCGTCCTGGTAGTGCGCGATATACAAGTTCGAGTAGCCGTCGTTCCACCACCCATCCTTGCGTTCGAAATCCGGAAGTGCGACGCCGCGCTCGGCGAGATACCAGTCGCGCACAAACGCGTAGCAGTCGAGCACGCCATGCACGTATTCGCGTCCGTACAAGGGCGCGACGTATCCGCTCGGGCCGAACTCGCACCAGTCGTCGACGCCGAGCGAACCATCGGCCTGCACGCCCAGCGAGACAACCAGCCACGACGCGATGCCGGCGACCTCGCACATCGCGCGATCGCCCATACTCGGCTGTGCAGCTCCATTCGGATGCGAGTGCACGACGGCGACGACCTCACCAATGTCCTCAGCTGCCGCATAGTCCTCGGGCTCAATCGCAAATTGCTCGGTCGGCGACATCGCAACATTCCGGCAAGGCACGTACTCGTCGCCAGCCTCAGCTCGCACGACCAGCCCGCAGCACTCGCGCGGATACTCGGCGAGCGCGTGCTCCGCGATCGCTTGCTTGATTCGTTCGTCCATAAAAAAACCCGCCAGTTGGCGGGTCCATGTAGTGAGGTTTGATTGATGGCTAGGCGAGCGTGTCGCACAAAAAACCGCCGTGCGGTAGCGGGTTATTGGCGCCGTATCGGCACTCGCATCCGCTGATTTTTTGACTGCATCGGTCGAGTGCCGGGTCACTCACCGGCATGTCGTTCTTGTCGAAGAACACCATTGCGGTGTATCCACATTCCGGGCCGCGATAGCGCCACTGGCACGTCCCGACAATCTGACGCGCCGGTACTTGCTGACCGCCGAAGTCGAGCGGCGACGACAGCGTGAACTCAACCTGCACGCCAGGTTGCTCGTCGCTTTTCTGCTCGACTCGCCACTGCTCGATCGGCCACTGTTCATTCGGGTCCGCGGACGGATTCCCGTCCGGGAAATTGATTGCGTCGAGATACTTCGCGAGCGTACGGCGACGGTACACCTTCGCTCCGACAAGATCCTCCAACGCGATACACATCGCTGTGATCGTGCCGTTGATGTCGCCAACGGTCAGCGTCGGCGACGGCTGTCGTGCATCTGACGTCCGCTCGAACCCAGCCCCCTGAATCGGCCAAGGCCTGTACTCCTGTTCCTGCCAAACGATAGACCTCGATTGCGAATGGCCATGAAACCGCAGAACTTCGCCGCCGATCTCCGAACAGTCGAGCTCGAATAGCTCGATTCGGTGACCGGGCTCGAGGCCCTGAATATCCGCCGTGATCGCCATCAAACCTCCGTTGTCGCTTCCGGATCGCGCTTGAGCGCCTGTACTTCTTCTGACAACTTCTGGATCGCATGTAATGCAACCGTGAGCAAACGAGTAGCATCCGGCGACAGCGTACCGTCGCTAAGCGTGTTGACGAGCCAGGGCGCAATGCCGGCCGCTTGTTGCGCTAGTACACCGTGCTCTACGTGGTAGCCGCCGTGCGCAGCGTCGTAATCAAATTCATAGAACTTGAGCGATTGGACGAGCGCAATAGGATCAATCTGCGTAGGCTTGATGTTCTCTTTGTAGCGAGCATCCGAGGTAAAGTAGTTCGTGCCAATCGCACCGATGTCTGATTGCCATTCGACATAGCCGTTCGACCTCCTGGGCTGATTGACCCACGCCCCATTTGCCTGTGGATGCTGCATCACCAACCATGCCAGTTCTTTCGTATCCCTCTTTCTGAAATATGGCGCGGTCAGCGTATTCGAGCCGAATCCAAAGTTGCTAACCGAGTCGGGGCCGATAAAGGTATCAGTCAGCAACCTTCCTTGTGCGGTTCCGTCTACTGAGATTTGCGGCGAACTTCCGTCCCACGAAATGTTGTATGTGTGCCCGTCGCGAGTAACGTAGTTCCCAGCAGCCTGCTTCGAGTTCGGGTCGAAATTCCCGCTATCCCAAGGCGTTTTACCCGCGAAAGTGGGGCGGCCGGAAAACGCTGGTGCACCAGCGAGATACGCAATGCTCGCCTCTTGGGAGTACAGCGACGGCCATGCACCGCCTTCCAGTTTGATCCTACGGAACTGGACTGCTGCCGCGCCAGGGGCGACGACATTGGCATCACAGCCCTTGCGAATGCGCCCGTAAGCAGCACCCGTCGTTGTCCCCGTAGCGGTGTACAGATTCCACGATGCCGACGACGTATTCGATAGAGAAAGACGTACAACGTCTTTGGCAATCAACTTCTTTGCAGAATCGTACGTATCGAGCGCAACATACATGGTTCCTGGCGTGCTTCCCGCCATTGCCATCTCAGCCTGCAAACAGACAGCACTGGGAAACAAGATAAAAAAATCAGACACGTCCTCCAAAGCGCTCCCGCCCGGGATAGCTGACGAGTTTCCGAATTTTGGCCCGCCGTTTCCCCCGTCGTTTCTAGCGCCGAAATTCGCGGAACTCCATCCGATATCTCCGAACTCTGCGGTGCTATTAAAGAGCAGGTTGTATCGGTGAACCGCAACAAGCGAACCTCCGAGGGTCATATTTCCCCTGACGATCTCATCTGCGAGATATGAACGGCCTCGCAAAAGCACACGCCACACGTTCCCGCCGTCCGTATCTACTAATATGGACTCCCCGACATTTAGATCAATTGTGGTAAACGAATTTCCGGAGCCCGCCGCAGCGGCAATTGTGACTTTCTTCCCGACGTTACGTAGGTGGATAACACCGTCGGTCGGACACGTCGACGCGATCGGCAGATTGACTGTTCCTTCCGACGAGAGGTTGATATTCACCCGCTTACCGACATGACCGACGGTCAGTACCTGCGCAGCCGTAATCGTTGATGCCGTGGTGAGCGGCACTTGCGCGTTCAGCACATCAACGTTCCCGTTGAATTTCGTGTTCGCCGTACGCTGATCGTCTCCACCGGAGCCCGTCGGAATCGTTCCGAGATTTGCTTTTTGAAGTGATGCCATGTCAACCCTTACGGCGCGAATGTCTGTTCAAACTGTGCAGTGATCGTGTACACCTTGCCGTTTTTCACCGGCTCGGTGTACTTCTCGCATACGAAGCGTCCCTGCGGGCGAAGCGGCGGCGTCCAAAAGAACGACACCGCGCCGGCGTGCGAGTCGAGGAACGCGAGAATTGCGGAAATCGTGTCAGCCTTCCCGACAAACCGCAGGTTGTAAGTCGCCACCCGATTGTTGAGGCCGTCCGCCGAGCGCTGCGTATACCCGTCACCGAACCCGGCCTTTCGCACACGTAGCGCTGTATCGCCGCCGAATCCTTCAACAGTCGGCGACCAGATAAACGTATCGGTCATTACGCAACCCCGTTCCTGAGTTTCCAGAGCGAACCACCTTGACGACTTTCAGCGGCAATTAGCCCTTGGATCAGTTGCTTAAGCTTCTTCACGAACTCAGCGCTCGCCATCATCTGCGATGGATTGCCGGATCCGCCGTCGATCGTCAACGGAATGTTTAATGTGACGCCACCATCCTGGCCGCCGGGCACGCTAACACCGCCGTCGCGGCCGCCAACGAGCCCGCCGTTCGCAAACTTCGCGAATCCGACGTCGCGCCCGCTGTTGATCGCCTCCAGCAACCGAAGAACGCCCGGCTTCCGAACGGCAGAAGCCTTGACCACGAACTCATCGTTCGAAAGCCACGCCGGGATGCTGTCGCTCGTCGACGTCCCCGGCCCGGTAACGCGGCCGCCCGTCGCAAGATGGAATCCGTACGCATTTCCACCGCCGCTCGCGAGCGCATCGGTCAGCCCACCACCGATACCACCAAGCAGGGACGACGAGCTGAATCCGCTTGCCGCCGACGCACCCAAGCCGATCGCATTCCCGAGCCAACCGAACACGGGCGCCAGCGCCGCCCGCGCGGCGAACCGCGCGAGATCGGCGATCATGCTGTCGACCAGCCCCCGAAAATCCAACTTCCCGGTCGCCGCGAACGACGTGACCGCATCCTCCAGATTCCGGAACGAGCTGGTGAAGGCTTCCTCCGCTCGGCCTGCGGCGTTCTCCGCCGACTCCTGGTACAGCGCAACCGCCCGGCTCGCGCCAACGCGCCAATCACGCTGCATAGCGAGGCGTTGATCGAAATAGCCGCGTTCGCGCTCGACCTGCTCGGCCTCGGCACGGTTGATGCGGTCAATCTCCGCCAGGTACTCCGGCGAATTGAGCGTGCCGTCTTTCCGCGCGCCCTTCGTCAGCTCGTCACGCCGGCGCCGGAATTCGTCGCTGACACGGCTCGTCGCTTGATTCAGCTCGCGCGCGTTGTCACCCATCGACATCGCAGCGAGTTCGCGCTCGACTTCGCGCTGACGTTCCGTCGCGTAGTCGGCCAGTTCAGCGTCAATCTGCGCGCTGCGCTCCTTCAGCTTGTTGATCGCGTCGTGATAGCGAACTTCCTTTTCGAGCTGAACCGCACGGTCGTATGCCGCTCGAATCGATGCCTGGTCACGGATTAGGCTCTTGTCACCGTCCGACAGCTTCGTGCGCTTGCTGGCCAGGTCGGTCAGCTTCTGATCGAAGCCGATCCGGTCCTTCTCCGACTGCGTGAGCTTGTCGGTCGCGACTGCTTCGACGCGCAACTGCGCAATCCGCTGCTCGATGTTGTCGAGCAGACGCTGGCTCTCCGGGTCGGATCGCGCGCCACCCGACCGAGCCTTGTGCCCCAAGGCCGGCGCATTGACGCTGATCCGGGCGACCTGCGCAGCCGACTCCGACACCGTGTCGTCGAACGCCTGCTTGCCGCGAGCAGCCGCGGCAGCGCGAGCGGCGTCAGCGTTGAACCCGAATTTCTCGAATTTCTTGCTGACGAGATCCGCCTGAAATTCAGCCAGGGCCGCGGCAACGACCATCTGCTGATTCATCAGCGCCAGTTCGCGCGTCAGGTTGTCGATATTCCGACGGGCACCGGCCTCGGCCTTCGCATCCTTGTCCTGAATCGCCTTTTCGAGCGATTTGTACGCGTCCGCTCGACCAGCCATCAAACCGGCCTGTCGCGCCTCGGCAGCGTTTGCGCCCTTCGTCTTCGCCTCGTATTCAGCCCGCTGCCGCGCGGTCATGCCGATGACGTCCGATGCTTCCTTCAGCTTGTCGACGTACTTGTTCCACGCCTCGGCACCCATGCCGCCCGCGAAGAAATTGTTTTCCTCGGTAAGCAACCGGATACCGTCTGCCGCACTGCGCGCCGCTGCATTCATCGCATCGAGCGTGCGCGCTCCCTTGTCAGCGGCCGCGCCGGCGATGTCAATGGCAGATGCAGCCCTTACAAGCTCGGATCGGAGATCATCCCCGCCCTTCGTCGCATCGACGAATACGTCGACGAGTCGAGATAGCTCGCGCGACTTCTCGTCGACGCCAAGGTTCTCCGACTTGATCCGGTTCAGTCCCTCCATGAACCGATCCAGCGCGGCCTCGTTCTCCGGCGTGATGATCGGTGTACCATCGCCGAAGTTTGGAAGCGTGACGCTTTGCGACGCTCGCGCAGCGAGACTCGCATAAGCCTCCGCGATGTCGCTCGCCGCGGTGGCCTGCATTTGCTTTGCGCGATCACGCTCGACCTGCTGCAACAGCGGGGAGAGCTGCCGATACTTCTCGATGATCTGATCGAGCGGCGCCTGCATGTCGATCAGGCTCGACGTCGCACTGCTCGCGTGATCCCGGAAAACTAACCAGTTCACGGCAGCGCCGAGCGCAACCGTGCCGACAGTCGTGAGAATGCCCGGCAGGCCGCCAACGACCGACAACAGCCCGGAGCCGACTGTGCGCATCAGCGAGCCGGCGCGCGCCGCAGCAGTCTGCGCTACCGCCGCACGTTCGGTCGCAGCAGCAAGGCCCGCAGTCGCCGCCGTGGCACCGCGCTCGGCACTTTCCCGGGCGCGCGTCGCTGCCGCCACCTCGCGCTCCGCGACAGCGAGCCCCTTTTCCGTTTCCGCCAGCGCGGCCGCATATCGCGTTTGATCGACTGTGCCCTTGGCTGCGGCCGCCTCCAACGCAGCGCGACGTTGTTGCGCCAGCGCGAGTGACGCCTCTGCGCGCGCAAGCTCCCCTTGAGCCGCGGCAGTTTCGCGCGCGATGACCGCTGCGTACGGCGTCCCGGCGATCCGCGAACCGATCTCCTGGCTGTTCGCAAGATTCGACCGCGCCGTCGCGACCTGCGCCACGGCACTCGCCTCGATCGCCCGCGCCTCGGCGAGCTTCGCCTCCGTATACCGGATTGAGCCAGCCGTGAGCGCCGACTGCATGGCAAGGCTCTCGCGCATCGCGCGCATGCCGGCCAGTTCCGCCTGTGCCGCAACCTCTGCGGCCTGCGCATTCTGCAGTTTCGCGGCCGCCGCATCGCGGTCGCTCTGCGCCCGCGTGATCGTCACCAAAGCGGCCGCGTTCTCCGCCTGCGCCTTCGCGAGCAGCGCCTGGCGCTCGGCATTCCACGCGATCGCCGACTTTCCGGCAGCCACTGCCGTCTGGACGAAATACACCGCGAGTCGGCCGGCAGCGAGCGACGCGCTGATCTTCGCGATCTGGTCGATATGCTCGGCAACGTAGATGATGCCTTGCGACAGCTTTGCGCTCGCGCCCGTTGCCTGATCGGCCTCACCGATGTACTTAAGAATCTCCGTATGCAGGCGCGTCATCGACTGATCGACGGTCACCTGCATCTTGGAGAACAGCGCGTCAGTGCTCGACGATGCGTTCTTCAAGGCGTCGATGAGGTTTTCGACCGTCAGCTTGCCGGCTTCCGCGAGCCCCTTCAACTCGGACGAGCTGCGCCCCATCCCGCGCGCGATTGCCTCGGCGACGCCCGGCAGTTCCTCGAGCACGCTATGCAGGTCTTGGCCGCGCAACTGACCGGACGCGAACGCCTGACCCAGCTGCACGATACCCATCCGGGCCGTATCCGCCGAAACACCGGAGAGCGCGACCGCTTTGCTGATCGTCTCGACCAGCGGGCCGACCTCCTTGATCGACAGGCCGAGGTGACCGGTATTGTTCGCGATCCGCTGGTACAGTTCGGCCGTCGCGTCGAGCGGCTGCCGCGCCGTACGCGCGATTTGGACCACATCGTTTTGCGCGATCGCGAAATCGATCTGGTCTCGCGTAACGATCTTGAGCCGGTTACTCAGGTTCGTCCACTCATCGGCGTACTCGATGAGCTGATGCACGCCGAAAGCCGCGGCCGCCGCCTCGGCATACCCGCGAATGGATCCGCGAGCGGCCTCGATCGCGCGCACCGTGACCTGGACGCTCGATGCATTCGACGCGAATGCTGCGTCGGCGGCCCGGCCTCCGTCCCGGACCGCGTTGAAATACCCGCCAGCCGTCGACGCCAGCCCGCGCATACGTCGGTCGTATTCGGTCGTGTTCGCGGTAACGCTGACAATCAGCTCGCGCAGACTCGTTGCCATAGTTCTTTTCCGCCTACTTTGCCATGCTCGCGAGGGCAGCGAAGAATGGATCGTCCGCAACCTCTTGAGCCGCCTCCGACTCGCCGCCGCCCCAGTTCGGCAGCATGTCGGACACCTTCACCTTCGCGCCCTGTGCCTGGAACACCGCCGATGCGACCATCGCGGCATGCAGGTCGTAGCGGTCGTCGCTGATCGGCGACTCGGCGTCCAACGCCTGCCACAGCACAAACTCGGCCGCTGACATCGACGAGCGCAGCTCGGCGAGCGTCTTGCCGAGGCGCAGCGCCAACGTCAGTTCGAGTCGGAGGTCGGGGTTTCGGCGGAAGGCTTTTTTCCCGCTTCGTCCGGATCGGCGTTGAGATCGCCCAGCTCGATCGCCTTGGTAACGATACGGTCGTGCGCAACGCCGAACGCTTCGGCAACGGCCTCAACGTCACCGTCTTCGAATTCGCGGCGCCAGCCCTCCGGCGTGTCGACGAACAGGACACGCACGAACAGGCGCGCGTACGACGTCCGGTAGTCTTCGGCGCTGACGCGGGCGTACTTCGCGCGCGCCGTCTCTTGATCGTCGTCAGGCTCCACGCCCGCTGCCATGCGGAGCGGTTCGAGCCAGAAGGCGCGATCTTCGAGCAGCGGCTCACGCACCGCGACGGTGACGCCGCCCCATTCCGGCATCGACAGAAATTCGTGCTTCCAGCCGGCCAGCGGATTGAGAATCGCGGCGCGCAACGCGCCGGTTTTTGTCTTGTTGCTCATCTTCTATTCCTCACTGGTTCATCGGATTGGTCAGCCTGCCGGCGGCGCCGGCGGCGGCACTTCCTTCGGCGAACCGCTGACACGGACGCTGTACGTCGACGTCACGATGCCGTCGACGCCGGCCGACCACGTGTACTGACGGACCATACCGATGAACAGAAACTGCGCGCCGTTTCGGAACGTGACGCGGAAAACTCGCTTTTCGCCAGTTCCGCGCGCAGCCCGGAGGATCACCTGGCCCTCGTCGTCGGACGAATAGTTGCCGTCGACCGAAAACTCCCCCGGATCCGGCAGCCCCAGCTCGGATTCCTTTTCCTCGCTCGCCAGCGTCGTCGCATCGATTTCCGACGACTGCCCGCCCTGCCACTGGACGGTCTTGCTCGTCGTATTCAGATCGACGAAGACGAGCGTCTTGTCATCGAGGTCCGTCGAAACGGTCTTCGATACCTCGACCTTCGTGCCTTGCGCCTTGATGCGCTTGCTTTTCTCGGCCATAAGCCCCTCAGAATGAAAAAGGCCCGCACTCGGCGGGCCAAACAGAAATTGAATCGGTCAGAACTGCACGGATATTTCGAGACTCACCCGGAAATCCCCGGTATCGCTCGAAAAGTCATCGGGCAATTCGCTGACACCACCGACGGCGAATATCCCGCTTGACGACGCCCGGTCGATCACCCGATCGGCGATCGCGTCTGCCTCGGTATAGGTACTCGCGTACACGTCGATCTGGAACACGCCCGACTTACCGCCGGTCGCTCCGCCAAGCGCAATATCGCGCTCGCCGCTCACTCGCGACACGACGTAGTACGGCGATTGCGCTTTTGACCCGGCGACGCCGACGTACCCTTTCGCGCTGCCTACGGACCCGATCGCGTCACGGACGACAAGTGCACTCAAAGTCCACCCCCGATCACCATATCGATCGCACGTGCAAGCTCCGTTCGAATCGCGCCCTCGGCCTGGGCAATCGAAGCGTCAAAGGCTGGTCGTATGAACGGCTCCGCCCTCATGTGCTGCGTTCCGAGTTCCACAAAGCGCCAGTAAAAAGCATTCGTCGGCGACTCGGCCTTTCCCTTAGTCCGAACTCGCACACCAGCCGTCGCGATGCCCGGCGACTCTTTCTGACGAAGCGAGGTCGATTGGATGTTGCGCTTCAGCTTCCCCGTCTTCTTGGGCGCTCGCGTCCGAGCTTCATCGCGGATCACTTTTGCACCCGCCAACGTCGCGCGCCGGAGCGCCTTCGTCGACTGCGCCTTCGCGAGCTTTGCGAAGTCGGCTTGCAGGTCAGCCAGCCCAAGTACTTGGACACTAGACATACTTCTCCCCCACCTTTACCGACAGGTCGAGATACCCGCGCGTACGCGCGGGCAGCACGGCCGTGATGTCGTACAGCCGACCGCCATACCGCACGCGCATTTGCTCGTCGATTCCTGCTCGATAGCGAATGCGCATGCTGGCGACCGTGGAACCTCGCACCGCCCCCGAGACGACGTGCTCTTTTCCGTTCACGAACAGCACATCGGCCCACGGGCGCGCATGGACTACCCATGCGCCCGGCAACGGTTCGCCATTCTCGTTTTCTTCACCGCTCGGCCGCTCGATGACGATTCGCTCTTTCAGTTTCCCGGCCTTCATCAAAACCTCGGTGGAACGGTGATGGAATCGAGCAGGAGATCGGCATAGCCGTCCGGCATTTGCGCGACTGTCTGGCCTTCGGAGAACAGCTCTCGATGATCGTAGGCCCATGCCGCCGCAAGAAGCATCCACGAGCGCACCGACGGATGCTTGTCGATGTCGATACCGGCCCGATACGTGATCGTCACGACACTCGCATGAGGCCACCGAGCGGTGCCGAGCGGAGCGCAAAGCGTTTCTCGGCCCAGTTGAACTACCTCATATCCACCCGGATCGAGCGTCGATGCAAATCCGGTCGCATCGCGCGCTTCGATGCTATCGACACCGAGCACTTGCCCCACGGACAACGAGAACTCACCAGCTGGGAAGCCGGCAAGCCGTTCGACATACCGCGCTTTCCGGATAGCCGCACCGGACTTTCTCTCGGCTGCCTGGCGCGCACCTGGAATCACGATGTTTTCGACGAACTGGCGTTCATCTTCATCATCGATTCGACACTGAATTGCGACTTCCTCGAAGGTAAGCGGCTCAACATCGTCCAGGTATTCGACGAGAACAGCAGCCATCCCGGATCACCCCTTTGCCGCTGCGGCCTTGCCCGTTTCTGCCTTTTGCGAGGCTTTCGCCTCCTTCGGTTCTGGCGCGGACGCGTCCGCGATTCCTGCATCGACGAGCCGGGCCGCGTGCTCGTCTTCGAACCCAGCGACATCGCCGGGCGTGTACTGTGCGTAGTGCCGCTTGAACTTGACCACCTTCATGTTTTTCTCCGACATGCTGCCTGCCCGCCAACAGGCGGGCGGCACGGTTACAGATTCGCTTACGCGCCCCAGGTCACGCCGGCCAGCACGGAAATCGACTCGACGTGACGCGGACCGAAGTCGTTCTTCGCGATCACGCGGATCAGCGTCTGATCGCGCTGGAACGCGCTGATCATGTTGCCGTCGGCGTCCTTGTAGGTCGCCTCCTTGCTGTAGTCGATTTCCAGCGTTTCTTCCTCGCCGATGAACACGTCGCCGAAGTCGGTGAAGTAGATTTCCGACTCGTTCGCACCGTCGCCGAGATTGATCGGCACTTGCGTCGTCTTGCCGACCGGATAGCCCTTCAGCATGCCGTTGGCGAGTTCCGGATAGACCTTGTTGCCGTTGCCATCGCGCAGGCCTTCGAGGAATCGGAACGTACGCGGCGCCATGATCCAGCCCGGCTGCGTGAGGTTGGCGTCGGCGTTCTCCAGCGCCAGAATGGCCTTGCCGAGATCCGTTTCGATCTTTTGCAGCGTCGAACCGTCGCTGGCCGGCAAGACGTTGCCGGGAAGCGCCCAGAAGCGGAGGCCCTTCGGGGTGTTCGCGGTGCCGTCGTCGCGAATGAATGCCTTGTCTTCGCGCGCCCCGATTGCGGCCGTGAGGTCACCGACCACGATCTGATCGACGTTGGGATTCACGCCGGCGTACTTGATCAGGTCGTTCGCGATCGGGACCAGCGCGGCCATCTTCTTGGCCGTCAGCTTCAGATCGTCGAACTGTTGTTGCGTCGTCGGGATGTCGGTGTCGGCGCCGATGTAGCCGACGATGGCGCCGCCCTTCAGACGCGGGATGGTGATATTTCCGTTCGAGAGCGGCAGCGTACGAGCGCCGAGCTTGCGGACCACGGACTTCGGGCGCAGCAGTTCGATGACCTCGCTCGACAGGTTCTCGGGCACCAGGACGCCACCCGCGCCCGGCGAAAGGGTGTTCAGCGACATTGCGACCTCTTCGCCGAAGCCGCGCTCGATCGCGATTTTCGACGCGAGCTGCGCATCCCCCCGCGCCGCCGCAAGCGCGCGAACCATGCGGGCCATCTTCGCGCCCTTCACTTCCTGCGCCTTCGGCTGTGCCGGCACGCTCGCCGCGGCCGGCGCAGCAACGGCGGCCGGCGCCGGGTCAACCGGCACTGCCGCAGCTGCGGCCATCCGCTCCGCCGCTTCCGCGCGCTCGATCTGCGCAGTCAGATCGTTGAATTTCGAGCTGAGATGATCGAATTCGGCTTGCTGCTCGACCGACAATGCGGTGCCGCCCAACTCGATCGCCGCAAGCGCCTGCACACGCTGGTTGACGGCTGCGCGTTCGCGGCGGAGTTCATTGATGTTCACTTACCTTCTCCTAAAAAAAATGCCACCCAAAGGTGGCAGTGCTCAACTGAGACGCGAACGCGCTCGGATGTTGATCGTGAAAAATTCGATTTTTGGCCAGTTACATCACGGATTGCATGTTCATCGCGGCCGCGCGCGCGGAGACACTACGCCGCGCGTTGCCGCTCTGGCGCTCGGTGCGCGATGCGCGCACTTCGGCAGCAATCCGGTTGATCGCTGCCTGCGGCGTCTCGACGCTATCCGCAAGCCCTGCATCGACACCTTGCTGACCGAAGAAGATGCCCGCCTGCGTGTCCTTCACCGCTTGCGTGCTCAGCCCGCGGAAGCTCGCGATTGCATCGACGAACTGCTTGTAGCTGTTTTGCACCATGCTGGTGAGGAACGCCAGCGACTGATCGCTCAGCGGCTCATGCGGGGTGAGATCGTTCTTGTGATTCCCGGCAAACACCGAGGTCACCTTGATCCCTTGCTGCTCATCACGCTTCGAAACGTCGAGATGGTTGGCGATGACGCCGATCGAACCCACGCCGGACGTACGGCTGACGATGACCTTCGATGCAGCGGCGGCGATCAGATACCCGCCCGAGAATGCCGAGAAGTTGACGATCGCCGTGACCGGCTTCACCAGCGACGCAGCCCGAATATCGTCGGCCAGTTCGAATGCGCCGGTCGCGCTCCCGCCATTGCTGTCGATATCGAGAACGATGTGCTCGACGGCCGGATCCGCAACTGCCTGATTCACGGCAGTTCGCAGGCCTTCGTAGCTGGTCATCGGCTCGCACGGGTTCATGTGAGCGGACCGCGACACCAGGATTCCCGAAACCGGAATGATGTCCATACCGGTATCAGCTACCAGGGCACGACGACGCTCCGATGCCGCGGCCATCTGCACACCGCTGTCGAACTCATCGTCCTCCATGATCTTCGGCTGTGCGTTGTTCACGGTCAGGTTGACGATGTTCAGGTTGAGCGCGTGATTCGCCCACTGCACCGCCAGCGACATCATCGGGTCCGTGACGAGCTGCGGCTGATTGAAAATCAGACTTGCGAGTCTGAGGTGCGGTTTCAAGAAAGGATCCTCCCAATTTCGTCGATCTGCGCTTTCGTCGGCTCGGACTTCCCTGGAGGGAATTGCTGCGGCTTCGACGCGTCGACCATGTTCATAGGACTCAGGTAGACGTCGCCGCCCTTGACTGGCGGCATGTTCTCAAGCCGGCGAATGTCGTTGATCGATAGCCAGCCCCACTGGCGTCCGACCGCATAAGCTGCGTAGCGCGACGACTGATCGCCTCGCAGCAGCCCCGCGAGGTTGTATTCGATGAAATACTGCTTGCGCTCCGACGGCAGGAGCAGGTCACGCGTCTTTGCCTGCTCGTGCCGTTTAACCCACGGCAACAGTGTGTAGATGACGAACTGGAGCGACTGATGCTCGATGTTGCTGAATGTCGCCCGCTCCAGCTCGTTCACCATGTGGGCCGGAATTTTGTAGATCCGGGCGATGTCGAGCGCGGAGAGGCGCAACGCGTCAATGAGCGCTGCGTCGACGTTCGTCATCGACAGCGGCTTGAACGTCATGCCCTCCTGCAGAAGTGCGACTTTCTTCGCGTTACCCGATCCGCCGAACTTCGCGTTCCAGCCGTCCGTGATGCGATCCACGCTCGCTTGATCCTTGAGCGCCGGGCTCTCCTTTGGCCGTTCGATCACGCCCGACAGCGCCGTGCCGTTCATGAAAGACTTGCCGGCGTATTGCTGGATAGCCTGCGCATGTCCGATTGCGTTCGCATGAAGCAGAACCGGCGACAGCCCCGTATAGCCGTTGATCGACATCCAGCGAACGTGATGCACCATCCGCTTCGGCATCGGATCGGATCCGTAGATGCGATAGACAGGCATGAGATCCGAGCCCTTCATGACCGTCATGGCCTCGTTGTCGAGCGGATACAGCCCTTGAATCACGCCGTCCGGATCGCGATCGATGAAGCTGTAGCTGTTTCCGCGAAGGCCGGCAGCCACCTGCGACTGCTCCTGAAACTCAAAAGGCGTCTGCCACGGGTTCGGCTCGTACTTCAGAATCGAATACAGCGGATGATCGACCGCCGGCTTCCTGTCGTCGCCGGATCGCTCATATAGCTCGATCGGCAACTGCGCGATGCTCTCCGCGAGCAGCGTGACGCAGTTCTGCAAGACGGTCAGCGACAGCGCGCTCGCGGGGGTAACCACCTGGCCGGCGTCGGATCGCGAGCTACCAAGCAGCGCCGATATCCACCCGCCAGCACCCATCTGCGTCTGGCCGCTGTTGGAGAGCAATTGCCTACTGAAAAACATAGGGTTACTCCTTCGGCTGACCGGCGCGCACGGCGCGAGCAGCAGCCAGATCCGCAAGGAACGCCCACACCAGCAGGAGCACGCCGGCAACGATAAGCCCGATCGGCAGGCTAATCAGCACCACACCCGTCACCAGTAGCGCGAACCCGAGCAGGCCGGCCACCCAGGCCGCAATACCAATAGAATTCAAACACCCACCCCTTGATCGTAGATCGACTCGGAATCGACGCGGTCGGCCAGCATTGCCCGGCCCACTGCCATAATCAGCGCCACGGCGCCGTCGATTTTGTTGTCGTTGCCTTGCTTGATCGGACGCACCACATCGTCATTACCAGGCAAGTTCTTGCCAATGACGTTGCCGATACACCACGTCATGATCGGATTTCCGTCGTGATGGAACCGGCCCGACGTAATGGCAGCCTCCAGTTCCTTCATCGGATCGGACATGTTCGTGTAGTTCTGCACGATCGTGACCGGCGTAAGGCCTTCGTCATCAAGCTGGTGCGACAGGTTCGTTGCGCCGTGTGGATCGAGCGGCGTGCATTGAACCGGACACCGCCGGTTTGCGTCCTTCGCTTCTTCCAGAATGTCGCGATAGTCGATCTCCGCGCCATCTGTTTCGAACAGAAAGCCTTGGTTGACCCACGCCTGATACCGCTCCGCCATGCGACGGTTCTCGGTATTGCGTACCGTGTCCTCGGGCACCCAGAACCGCGGCGCAACGCAGAAGTAATGCCGCCGCCCGTCGGTATCACGCCAGAAGATGCGAGCCATGCTGTTCAAGTCGAGCTTGCGCGCCATGTCGAGCGCAAGCACGCAATCTTGTCCCTCGAATTGCTCGAGGGACAGCGAACGGTCTTCGCATGCTTTCCAGTCTTCCAGGTTGAAATAGCCGGCCTTGGCCGACGTCCAAACGTTCAAGTGCTTCGTCTTGAACGTGTTCGTGAACCGCGCCGACTTGATCGCGCGCTGCTGCTGGCTCTCCAGGTACTCCTGATAGACCGAAATTCCGATATTCGGATTGGCTTTCGCCAGCACACGCGGATCGGTCCAGTCGTCTCCGTCGTCGATCGTCCAGATCCAGCCGAAAAGCTCGTCGTCGGGAACCGTCCCTTCGAGCATTTCGATCACCTGTCGGCGCTTGTCGAAGCACGGCCCCTCGATGTTGGCGCCCGCCGTCGTGATGATGAACATCAGCGGCTGACGGCGCGCCCCCATCCCGGTCAGCATCGTTTCGTACAGTGCGGCGCTGTCGTGTTCGTGATATTCGTCGACGATCGCACACGATGGAGACGCACCGTCGCCCGGGTTGCCGATAATCGGCTCGAACCGACTGCCATCTGCCGGCTTGTTCATATTCGAGGCATTCACCTCGATTCCGGCCGACTCGATCAGCATCGGCGAGCGCTTGACCATCAACTGAGCTGGGCGAAAGACCTCCCATGCCTGCTTTTCAGACGTCGCGCCCGAATAGACCTCTGCGCCGAACTCCTCGTCGAGCACGAACATCCCGATGCCGACGCCTGCGGCAATCACCGATTTGCCGTTCTTTCTGGGAACCTCCCAGTAGCTTTCTCGGAACCGGCGCTTGCCGGTGCGCTTGCTGAGCCATCCAAAGGTCGCCATCAGGCCGAACTTCTGCCAAGGCTCCAGCGTTACCAGCTGTCCCTTGAACGCCCACTCGCCTTTTGTGTGCGGCAGCAGTTCAATGAGCGCGAGCTTTCGCTCTGCGGCCTCCGCATCGAACTTCCATCGGAAGTCCTTCTTTCTGCTCGCCGCAAGGTCGTCAAGGTGGCGCTTGCAAGCAAGTTGCACATAGCGGCAGGCGACCCGCTTGCCACGAACGACTTCCCGCGCGAACTTTAGCCCCTGCTCTACGCGCGGGAAATTCGTCGCCATGTCTTCCAATCATTTGCCGAGTAGCTTCGCGAAAGGGTTGTCCGGTGTCTTCGGCTTGGCGCCGACCAGGCGCTGCCTGCTCGCCGGGTCGAGCCCAAGCATTGCGCCGAAACTCGCCATTTGCGCCGCCGCCTCCTTCACAACGGTCGCGGCCGGATTCTTCATCGGACTGCCTTGCGAGCTGTCGACGACTGGACCGTTGCGAGTCAGATCGTCCTGCGCAGTGCGCCAGTTTCCATAGGCCGAACAGAAAATCTCGACAATGTGCAGGTCGGTCACCTGCAAGATTTTTTGCCCGCAAAGCAGCGGGACAACGCGCTCCCACATGTCGCGCGCCTCGCCGGCTATCCACTCCGGCGGTTCGATGTTGGTGACCAGTCCAAAATCCGGCTCGTCCCTATTCAACGCACGTTTGCCGGGGTTTCCGGCGGCGATTTTCCGCGCCGTCGGCTTGGGTTTTCTGCCCCGCCCCGGCACTGACGCGATACCTCCCACTGGCCAACTCCTGAATTTTTAATTTCGCGGGCGTAAAAATTCGACGAAGCGGGCGGTCCCGAAGGCGACGCTTCCCAGACTTTTTCACCCCCCTCCCCGCCCGGCGCATCCGCCGGGCGGGCAACGGCCGAGCGCGACCGCCCCGCGTCAACGCAACCGCTCGCGAGCCGTCTTCGTCGCATGGCAATCACGACAGATCCCTTGCAGGTTCTCATCGCGGTCGGTTCCGCCTCGGGCCTTTGAAATGATGTGGTCTACTGCCGTTGCCGCCGTCACGCGCCCGACTTGCAGGCAAGGCTGGCAAAGACCGCTGTCGCGACGCAGGATGCGCTGCCTGATCTTGTCCCACGCCGTTCCGTAACCCCGCACATGGCGATTGCCACGCACCGCGTCCGGCTTCCATTTCACCGCCTCGTCGGCGTGCTTCTCGCAGTACGATTTGCCGTCTGCGACGAGTGCGCCGCACCCTCGGTGCTTGCACGGTTTCAACGGGCGTTTCGACATATCTGTTGTGTATTCGTGTGTAGTGTGTATAATTACACACATGAACAGCACCGAACTCATCAAGCGAATCAAGGCCGATGGCTGGTACCACGTACACACTGTCGGGTCGCACCACCAGTTCAAGCACCCGACAAAGCCGGGCAAGGTAACGGTGCCTCACCCGAAGAAAGACCTGCTGATCGCTACGGTGCGCAGCATCCTGAAGCAAGCCGGCCTGAAATGACCGGCAGTTTTTGAGGAGAGAAGAATGCTCTATCCACTCTATGTCCACGTAGGCGACGCCAAGCACGCGCACGGCGTCACATTCCCTGACTTCCCGGGCTGCTTCGCGGCGGCCGACACCTGGGAAGAACTTCCCGCTGCCGTACAGGAAGCGGTCGAAGCGCACTTCTACGATGAGGAAGGCCCGGTGCCGGCGCCGTCCGCGTTGGAAGCGCTTACCAGAAATCCCGAGTACGAAGGCGGCGTCTGGATGCTCTTCGATATCGATCTGTCGAAGATCAATTCGAAGGCCGTGCGCTTTAACGTGAGCATGCCCGAACGGCTCCTGCAGCAGATCGATGCGGCAGCGGGCGCACGCAAGCTGTCGCGCTCGGCATTCCTCGCGCTTGCCGCCGAACACGAAATGGCCGCACACGCGTGACGATCTAATCGATCCGCCACCTGTGCGCTGTAACGCGATGTCGCTCGTCTCGCCGATCTGCGTAATGCAACCGAACGAGCGCGATGACCGCCACGACTGCGCGTACCCAGCGCGGGCGACGACGAAACATCAGCACCGCCATATCGACTTCGGCCACATAAACGGAAAAAGCCCGCACGGCAAACCGGGCGGGCTTCGTTTCGGGCGCACCTCGCGCCCGACGTCGTCAATATAGCGAAACGCGAAGGGGTTTACAAGTGCTTTGTGTGCATTAGTCTGCACCATACCAAACGGACAGCTTCAGAACGACTGTCTCAGGTCACTAGAAGCCTCCTTTCACCCGCGCGAGAGGGCGTTTGCTACCCAGTCGGTTTCCTTGCTCGCGCCTGTGGAAGCTATTGTCTGAGTTTAGCCTTTAATCAAGGTTCTCCAGTTCCACCTTGCATCTAGCTAAGCCAGCAATCAACCCTTCCACCCCTTGCATACCTGCGCATCCTTCGGGTACCGATGCTTTTGTTGATCGTACAGGACGCTCAATCCGTCCGGAGCGTCGTTCGGGTGACCATGCAATAGAATGTCACCAAGCTGTGGCGACGCGTTCGGGAGATCTCCCGCGTACAACCAACCCAAATCGCGATACGCTCGAAACAAATTGATGCTGTTGCTGTACGTTGTGAAGGCAGTGCTTGTCTGGGGGAATACCCATTTATGGCCGCCGTTCTGCACAGCATCAATAGTATCCTGAAAGTATTCGATAAGCGGACAGTTGTACGTACCTGTGGCAGTTGTCACGATGCCGTTGCAACGCACCGGATTATGGGGTTCGCCCTTCGGAAGGAAGGGCTGTTTGAGGGATGGGTCGGGGGGATACCAATCATCAACGACTTTCATCCACTCCTGCTGGTCCATTGCCGAGTTAATGTAGTAAACGGTAATGCCTTCAAGATGTTTTGGAGTCACCTCAGGTTCCGCGAGCTTTTCGCCCTGCAGCAATTGCAAGCCGTCCACCCCGGGAACATATGGCACCACATGGCCGACCCAAACGCGGCGCTTCCAGTTCAGAGGCGAGATATCGCTTCCGTCCTTTGTCGGATGTACGTAAATCTGACGGTTTCCGTCCCACGTACACTTTTTCGCAAGATGGTATTTCTCCGGACCACTTCCAATCGGCAACGTCGGGTCGCCGTCGAAATCCATGGTGTAGCCATGCACGTTCAAGTAGTAGTTAACTGAGCACAGCGACGCTAACAACATCGCATTCGAGGTGCTATCGTAGTCGTTCTCTCCGGCAACCGCCACAATGTTACGCACTCCTCTACGCAAAAGAGGAACCAATCCAAGATTATCGCCAGTCTGCCCCCCATCGGAGAGGTGAATAGTTGGTCCCCATTCGGTAGTTACAGGAGAGTCCAGGTAGTAAAACGGCCATATCAGCAGCGAGTGAAGACGTCTCGTGCTGTCTGGAACGTTATAGTTTGCGATATCAAATCCCCATCTAAGATTAATGGTTTGCAAGCCGAAGTTTACAAGTCCGCGCGGGATATGAATGCTACGTTGGGCTGTATCCGCGAAAGCTGCCGATGACAGCACAGCCATGGGTACGGTCAGCCCAACCAGCCAAGGCGAGCCCTGTACATAACCATAATGACCGGATCCAAACATATCGAACGATATTTCAAAGACGTCCGAACTCAAATCGTAGTGCTTTGGCGAAAGGTCAAGACCAATGTTCCCGGAGTTAGCCGTCGCCTGAATGATCCACTTCGGCAAGTATCCACCGAGCTTCTCTTTTGTAATGGTAGGATCGCGTGTGTATATGATAGACAGGTCACCAAAATCCAGACAGTTGACCATTTCTCGAAACCGGCTCGAATGAGGTGATACCGGAAGCTTATCTCCAGGCTGTGGCATGTAGCCGTATGTGCGCATAATGCCGTACAGATAGTCGTACTGCGTTGGCGAGACCCGCCATTTCCAGTCAAAGAGGACATTAGTGAACCAGTTAGCGGGGGCTGTTGCCAACGACTCTGCGAAGAGCATCGCGAACGTCCCGCCAAGCTGATCGGCATAGCGAGTCCGAGCAAGCATGCCGTTCTTATATTTAGACATCTGGACTCTGTCTCTGCGCAGCAGGTCCTGATAGCACTCGACCCAACCTTGGTATGCTGCCTGTTGTACGTCTTTCCATACCGGGGCACTAAGATCCGTGGGATGCGGGTCATCGGTCGGTACCGGTCCTAGGTTCGTACAACCGCCGGGCAGCTCCGCGAGGCTGTCCCAACGATGGTGAACTTCATCGGGTGAAAATAGCCATACGTAAGGAAGTTCACGCTTCCTGCTATCGAGATTACGGGTGTCCATGAAATAGCGCGTAAGGCCGGGATACGCGCTAATGACAGGCACGTCGTCGAGAATCGCTCGATACGCCTTGTAATATAGGTAGAACGCGGTGTACGAACCTCCGGACACTGACGTCACATAGTCGGTACGGTAAAGCCAACCCTCGTCAACAAAACGCTTCACTACGCCCATGGCAAATGGCGCGGCTTTCGAGCCTCCCCCTGACAATGCGAGACCTAGAGTAGGCAACGGCTTTTTGTTCGGTCTCAGCTCTTCGACGACGCCAGAGTTCTTGTTCAGGATGCAATCCAGGTTATCTGACGTTTGGTCGCACGGTGGAAGCGCCTGCGATATATGAGAGGGGACGCCACCAACCACGCAGCCAAAAAGGAGCGGACAAACTGCGACAAGCAGCAGGATTACCTTTCTCACGTCTTCCCCGTTCGTTTTCTGTCTATGAGCTACCGCTCCCTATGCCCGATATTCCCCACCGTGGCATGTTTCAAGATAATAGTGAATTGCGGAAAATTCGCCGTATGAGGGGTTTCCCGCACCGTTGATCTACGCCGAACTTACCGCTACCACCGTACGCAGCGATTTGACTTGAGCAGATCGCCCGTCGGTGTCTGTACGAACGTCAGCATCCCAAAAAATTTGCGGCGTAGGACTACATCCCACGTCAAAGGCAGCAAGGGCCGAAAGATCGGCTCAGCGATTGGCCATTGCCCCCGTGAGCGTCGTTTCTCGCATGCGCAGACCGAAGGGAGGCAGCTTCGCATTGATCACGCCTCTTACCGAGGTGCCGCGCCCAAGGAAGCCCAATTTTGGCCTCACGCACCTCAGGCCGGATGCGGCTCCTTCAACAGGCCGCGAGCCTTCATACGCGGATACAGCGCTTCTTTCGCGGCCTGATAGTTTGCATGCGCATCCGACAAATCTAGTCCGCGCGGATTGCTCCAGACGTTTGCGCCGCATGCCTCGTTCATCGCACCAATTCGCTTCGCCTTCATGTGTCGCTGGATTGCTGCGCGCTCCTGCCACGTCAGAGCGTCAACGCACACGTCGATCTGTTCCGCCCGCTTCTTCGCCACCTTCCGGTCCGCCTCTTCCGAGCGCTCGTCGGCCGTCAGCGTGCGCTCGGACTCGGAGAATCCACGGCACGACGGATCGATGCGCCCATAGCCAAGGCTCGGGGTATATGCTGCTTGCCAGTCGTACCATTCGCACAGCAGTTCTTCGATCTGGTTGCTTTCGTCGATCGTCATGTTGTTCCTGTTTTCGATTTGCTTGAAAGGCGGGTCGGTCGTTCGTCGTTACATGACGACAGTGAAATTGATGCCGTGGTGTGTAAGCCAATCCCCTATGGCGTGGCGCAGCATCCGGTTGCGCGGCCATGGAAAGGCGATCTGCATGCCGTGCTCCGTCTCGGTAATCTCCCCCGAGAAAGGGCATTCGTCGAACGCGATGAGATCCGCGCCGGTCACCGAGTCGCGATGACGGATCGCCGCGATGAGCAAAGGCTCAGGCACGTCTCCGTACAGGACGCATGCGGCTGCACTCATACGCGGATGCCGCCCAGTTCCTGCAAGAGCTGCTGCAGCTGACGCGCCTTCATCACGGCCGCCTGCGTCTCTGCCCCTTGCTCCGCGATGACGAGTGCCGCCGTCTCGATGTCGGACGCGAGCGTTTCTGCATCGTCCCGCAGTCGGCGCAAGCGCCCGGCAATCCCGTCCAGTACGTCAATCGGCGATGCCGGTGCAGCCGGTTTCGATTCGGTTTTCAGGTTCGGCACTTCAATCTCTCCTGTCACTTCGGTTTTCACTGCATCCTCGCGGACCTCGACTCGCTGGAAGAAACCGCGCTGCGGCTCTCGAATCAGCCCGGAATCCTTCAGGGCGCTCAAGCATCCCTGCATCACCCGGTAGTCGATATGGCTCTTGGTAATCTTCGTCAGGTGCGACATCATCTGGTGGATCGACCACGCATCGCGGATGGGCACCGCCTCGAACACCTTTTTCGCGATCGTCGCCTGACCTTCCAAACGCTTTCTCTGTGCCGCCGGCGTCATTGCGTATCCCTCACGTCCAGTACCAGCGCGTCGCTCGCGAGAAACCGCCCGAGCGCCCGCGACTTCTTGTTGTCGATCCAGTACGCCTTCGTTCGCAAGACGCCCGGCCGCACCCATCGGGGATCGTTCGGTGCGAGGTGTGTCCGGTGCCGCTCCGGGATGAACGCATCGACCTCGACGACCGCGAGCAACTGGCGCTTCACGGTCGGGATCCGCGCGATCCGATACACCGTCGTTACCAGCGGCCGGTACATCTCTGAACTGATCGCAGGCCCCATGCCGTGCTTTCGCTTGAAGCTGTGCCGGCCCGCGGGCAGCTGCACGGTAAGAATCACTGGCAATTTCCCTCTCCCATCTTTCGGGCACGCACCGGCACCCATTCCTCATATGCCCGATCCCACACGTCGAACTTGACCTGCTTCGGGGTGCCGACGCGGTTCTGATCGATCCAGGCGTGACACGCGCCGCAACCGGGAACCGTAAATTCGTTTTTCGCCTTCATCGCCCCGGCCTTCCCGTGGCGGGATTGGTTCGAATGACACGGCACCACGGTTTCATCGATCGGGTTCCGCCGACACAGGCCCGGCACGCGTAGGTAGCATGGCTCGCCGCGGCATGCCGCGAGATACTTCGAGCCTTCGGCGACGGTCGGCTTCTTCAGACGTCGCCGCATCGCGATCTTTCGCGGCGCTTGCTCGGGAAGCGGTGAGCTTTTCCGGGACCACGATCCGCGCGACATCGGTTTCTGGCGCGGCTTGAACGCGGATCGCTTCATGCTGCCGCCACCCCGAACATCGCCACCGCTGCAATGTCTCGCCTAGCCACCTGCGAGCGCCTCTGCGCGTTCGCACGACGCCGTGCCATCACACGCACGTACTCGTCGGGCCGGTTCTTCTTCAGGTCCGCCATTCGCTCCCGCCACTTCTGCCCCGGCGTGCGGACCGCCGGCCGGCGCGCATCCTCGCGCTTGCCAACTGCGTAGACCCGGCACGGGTAGCCGCTGACGCTGAATCGCTCCCATCGCGCGATGTAGACCTTCCCCTCGGCATGCAGCAGCTTGAGGTGCTTCATCACCGTGCGGCGCGAGATTCCGGTTTTCGCCGACAGCTCGACTGACTCCATCGGTCCCTGAGCCAGCACGCGCAAGATTGCTGCCGCATTCGGGTGCCCCGCACACGCATTGCGGTTGGGCCGCTCGCCCAGACCGATTTGCAAGCCATGCGCCAGGACCGCTTCCACACTTCTGCCGTTGAACAGGCCCAGGTACAGCTTCATCGGGCCGTCGGCCGTCCATACGCGGGCCAGATCCGCTTCTTCCTGCTCGCTCCATTTCCGCCACGGGCGTTTGCTCACGCTGCCTCCTTGAATACGTCGCCCGCGTCGATTCGGCGGTGAACCTCCCCGAGCGCTTTGAGAATCGCTGCCTTCGAAACCGTCGCCATCTGCGCATCGTGCGTTTCGAGAGCGATTCGTACGTCGATCAGCGCGTCTCCGTCGAAACCCCACTTCCCGGTACGCCGTGCCCGATCCCTCGACCGAACTGCGCCGGCCAGCGCGCTCTTGATGATCCCGATGCCGTCGAGGCCTGGCCCCGTCTCCGCAATGACCAGCGCCAGATTCAGCGCGCACGTAACCGTCGACCAGTGTTCTTCCGTGCCGCGACCGTTCGTCATTTCGTTCAGCGCCATGTAGTAGGCGATCCCGAGATCCGTCTTTTGACTACGATCCATCGGTGTACGCCGCTCCAGCACATCGAGGCCGGCCGTGCGGCGCACTACTCGCGGTCGATATGCCTTGCGCGGTTTCTTGTTGGCCGCCATCAGAATTCCTCCGTTTGCCAGCCGCCACCGGTCTTTGACGGCCCCGCTTTCACTGCCACGAACCGGACCGGGTATTGATCCGCGGCGACCTTGACCTTCACTCGCGCGTCGTCCTGCCAGTGCCCCTTTACTTCGTGAGCTTCGAGTTGGCCGTTCGCGAGCATCACCGCGAAGTCGGGCGTGTAGAACGTGTTGTCCGCCAGGCGGAACTTGATGCCCTCGAAGCGATACCAGACGATTTCGCCCGCCTGCTTGCGCGCTTCCAGGTGGTCCGCGTACCGCTGTTCGGTCTTGTTCATCTCGCCGGTCTTCAGCCGCCCAAGCGCTTGCATGCGCGTCTTGGCATCGGATTGGCGGTACGTCGGTGTCAGCACGGGCGGCGCATCGATCCCGTCGCCAATGTCGTCGAAGCCAGCATCGACCTGCGGTCGGTTGCCCGTCGCATCGAAAACCGCCTTCTGCGCTGCCGTCATCCTCGGCCGCGAGTCATCACGCACGCGCGCCGTGCCGACCTTCGTCGTACCCCCGTCAACGCGCATCGGCCATGTGGTTCGTTTCGTCATGCCTTCCTGTCGCTATCCACGTAATTCCTCAACTCACGGCGTGCCGTCTCGGCCGCCGCATCCCCAAATCGCTCGCGCACCGACGAGATGAGCGTGTGTGCCTTGCTGTTCCTGCCGGCCCGAGCGTCCCGCACCGCAGCCATGAATCGCTCGCGGCACTCGTTGGCCGTCATGCCGCCGCCTGTTGCAGGCCCTGGTCGCGCGGAATGTCGTTGAAGTACGCGTACAGAGACTCGTAGCGCTCTTCGCTTTCGCGGCTGACCGTGCGCAGCATGTCTTCCATCCATTCGCCCGGGCCTGCCGCCTTGAACACGCGCGCCTTGAACTGCTCGAACACCTGATTCGGCTTTTCGTCGATACCGAGCTGCTTGCCGCGCTCGCGAATGCCCGGCGCCGTCTTCCACCAATCCGGCGCGACCGCAGTGCCGGCGCCCGACGATGTCGCGGCCACGTCGCCTTTCAGCGGGAACAGGCCCGTCCAGCCACGCAGTACCGCCTCTTCGATGCACGCCTTCGGGTCTTGCCCCAGCGAACGCAGCTTCGTCAGCTTCCGGATCGATACGGTCGCGGCCGGGCGCGTCCAAGGCGCGTCTTTGTGCTTTGCCTCCCGGTGTTCGCACCACATGTCCCAATCCTCGAACGCCAGCCAGTCGGGCAGTTCGGTCGAACGCAGCTCGGCATGCAACGCAACTCGCGGCGCACGCCGTGCGCCTTGGTGGTTCTCTGATGGTTCCTGTGGTGGTTCATGGTGAATCGGGTGCAACCCATTGCACCCTTTTGCGAAACCCATTGCACCCTTTCTGTCGTCCGTTGCACCCTTTTTGCTGTTCGTTGCACCCTTTCCTATGGGTGCATCCGTTGCGCCCTTTGAGCCAACGGAAATGGGTGCAAGCTCTGCACCGTTTATCCATTCGGGATTGATGCGGTATTCACACGTACGACCACGGCCGCCGCCTGCGTTGGCGACCAGGATCAACCAGCCGCGCTCCACCATGCTCTTGATCTGGTACTGAACGGCGCGCGCCGAGCGACGCGTCTTCTCGGCCATCGTTTCGATGCTCGGGAAAATGTGCTCCCCGTTGTCGTCGCAGTAGTCGGCCAGCTTCAGGGCGAGCAACAGTTCATGGTCTTCGCCCGGATACCGGTCCCATACCATCGTTTGAACCTTGATGCTCATGCAGCCTCGTCGAGCGACATTTGACGGGAGTCCGCAGCCTCGGCCGTCGGCGCGTCGCCATCGAGATTGAGAACCCACCGCAGCGCGTCAGCACGCTCGCCGGTCGCCTTCTCCAGCTCGGCCGCGATCTGCTTGCGAGTGCGCATACGCGGAGCTGCGTCGCCAGTCAGAGCGGCTTTCTGTGCACGAGCCTTTTCGTGGCCTTCCTTGCCTTCCGCTGCGGCGATGACTGCCTGGACCTTCTCGCGCTGTTTCTCCGGCGATAGCTTCGCCAGCTTTAGCGCGTGTGACACCGTGATCTGGTCGAGTTCGAGCGCATCACGCACGGCCGCCGTGCAGTCGAGCAGCTTCAGTGACTGCTGTACCGTCGGCACTTCGACGCCGAACATGACGGCGACCGTTTCCTCCGTGTGGCCGGCGTCGAGCATGCGGGCCATCTTTTCAGCACGGTTGATCGGCGAGTCTTCCTTGCGGATCTCGTTCGTGCTAACCATCACGGCCGAGTACGTCTTGCCGCCGTCGTTGATTGTTCGCTGGGGAATTGCGGGGATCGTGATCGGTTCTTCACCTGCGGCGACCAGTTGTCGATTCAGCTCGCGCGCATTGATCACGCGCGTCCGGCCGTCGATGATGAGGTTCTTGCCCGTCTCGGGATCCTTGTAGAACAGCACCGGTTTACGCACGCCGATCGCGCGATAGTTCTGCACTGTCTTGGGATTCGGCTCTTGATGCACGCGCCGGTCGTACAACGGGTGCGACGGGTCCATGACCAATTCGAGATCGTTCGGGTCCATCGCCAGCGCAGTTACCTTGCTCTGCGCGCCGTATGCTTCAACGGAGCTTTTTGCCACGTTTTCCTCCTGGAGAAAATTCAGGCCGCCAGCACGTCGGGCGGCGGATTGCGATCCGCGAAATCCGAATCGCCAGGTGATCTGGTCGAACCGTCTGCTCGGTGCCAGCAGTACAGCGAGCCGCGCCGATGCCAGAACCAGTAACCGGCGCATGTGCACGCCATCAGGCGGGTATTGCGCTTCTGCATCCACGCGTCGATTCGAAAATCGCGCCGGCCGCAGACGCTGCATTGCGGTTGCCGTACGTACTCGTCGGGACGCTTCTTCAGCACCCGGCGCGTTTCGCAGTGCCGGCAGCGGCAATGGAAGCGGGCCATTTCAGTGACCGCACGGCACCGAGCCGTCGAGGGATTCGACCGCACCGCACGACAGACACCTGCGCGGGTACGTCGGATGTTGGTTGGTATCGCGCACGATGCGCTGGACTTCGCTGGACAGGGCCTGTTTCCGCTGCTGCATTTCGGCCGATTGGTTGATCTGCTTGGCTTCCATAAATTTCGAATTTTTAGGATTACTAAACCCAGACAGAAGCGCTCTCCGTCGAAAACGCTTTTGCCGAGGCCCGTCGCTTACATCACCAGCGGCCGCCGCACTCCCCGAAACCCTCCCGTGCGCAGTGGCAGTTCACGCCCACCTTGCTCATCGTCGACAACCCGTCCAGGTACTCGCGCGAGACGACGCGCAGTTCGAGAGCATTCAGCCCCGCGTCGATTTTGTTGATCGGAACGCCGAGGTTCCCCGACAGAAACCGGCTCACCTGTGAATCGTCCCAGCCGAGCGCGTCCGCAACCGGCCCGCGGCTGCGCGGATCGCTCAGCGCTTCCCGAAATGCCCGCTCGATGCTCGGCTTCCGGATGACCTCAATCGTGCTCATAGCAACTCAACTCCGTTCAAAACTGATTGAATGACCTTGAAGGTCGAAATTTCTAAACTGCGTACATCACAACTAGTTGCGAACCACCGCTATGCGAGAATCGAAGCCTCTGACCTCATCAACAACCACACAACGGGGTTCGCATGACCACATCAAACGAACAACTACTTCACGAACTGGACAGTTTCCGATTCGGCGTGCTGGCCGCGCTGACTGCGCTGAAGGCATCGATTCAAGACTCCCCAGGCTTCAATCAAACGGCACTGGAGGACTGCGTTTCCTATTTCTTGGCATCCCCGCCATCGTCGGGCGACCAGGAAGCGTTCGAAAGCCCCCTCAGAGCCCTGCTTGCCGATCGGAGCGATCTCCTGACGGCTGTACTGCGGCGCCAGTAACCGCGATCGAACCGTTTTTCGAAATTCGCCACACGACCCGCCTGCTCACCAGATCGACCCCGCGCACTTCATCTCCATGCAACACGATCGATCCGCCTGAGCGGTGGGCCGGGATATTCCACCGCGCCAGAAGCCAGAGGACCAAACCTGCGTACAGGCGCTTCATGCGGTCTCCTTTTGTTGGGCGAGCATCGCGTCACGCAGCAAGACATAGGTCCGCAAGCTCACCGACGTTACTTCGCCTCGAGCGATCCGTTGAACGGTCTTTGAGCTGAGCCCGGTATCTGCAGCGATGCGGGCCCACTTCCCGCGCTTCTCGCAAAGCCACGACCGGATGAAGGTGAGTTCGTTCATGGCCCAATAATAGACTTATTTGTCCCAACAAACAAGACACATAAGTCCCGAGCAACTCACTACTCTCTGGGACATGAGTGACCTACGCGAAAATTTGAGAATCGCCGTCGATGAACTTATCGGGGACGGAAGGAAATTCGCCAGCGGGCGCGAACTCGCGCAGCGGGCGCACACCCTCGGCTTGGTTGAGAGCGCGGAGAGTTTTGCCCGGACAGTGAATCGCGTTCGCTCTGGCGACAAAGACGTCCAGCTTTCCACGGTCGACATCATCGCCAAAACTGTCGGGAAAAGCGCTGTCGCCCTTATCGGGCACGGCACGGCAGACGCAGCGTTGAGCCAGCAGCTCCCCATACCCCGATCATGGGAAAACTTGAGCCCTGACGCGCTAGCCCTAGTCGACGTGATTGTGAATGCGGATGCGGCTGGGCTGTCGTCCGAGGTGTTCAGGTCAATCAAGTCCCTGCTTGCAACGATCGCGTTCTCGGACCCAGCTAGGGGTGACGGGGATCGCCCCCACCTGCAACCGTAGCCCGGCTAATGCCGTCCAGCTCGACGGCTCGAATCGGCTCAAGCCCCGAATCGTAAGCAAGCGCGCTATTGCCGGCGACCAGCCTTTTTCTATTTTTTGTGAGCGTCACCCCAGGCTCACCTAACAGGGTGACGACCCATTCTGTCTGCGAATGGGCCGCTTTGATCAACACAATCCTGCCGACCAGCGCCGGATTCCATGCTTTCACCACCCGCGCCAAATCCCCCGGCCTGCACCGCAACCCACCGACACTCGTCTCTCGATTCACCCTTGCCCCCGCTTACCTACCTAGAACACTGTATGCATGTACAGTAGTTTAGCGGCAGAACTGGGAAGCTTTCAACTGGTGTCAGCAGATACTTAATTTGAAAGCATGGCGCGACGCACATCGCTATAATTGATCAGCCTCGTTCCGGCCCAGCGCCGACGCAGGTCCAAAACCACGCATCGAGAGACCATATAATATGAAAAAGATCGTCGCAGCCATCCTCTGCGTTGCCCTCGCGGCACCTGCCATCACCTCGGCAAAGGGCGGACACTATGCTGGCGGCCATGGTTCATCGCATAAGGGCGGGAAGTATATGAATTCGAGGACGGGGAATCACTACGAGCATCGCCGTTGACCCCCCGTTTGAACCAAGCACGCCGAGTACTCAGTGATTCCACCATTTGACATGCGCGGGCTGCTGCCGGCCGGTATTCACTCTGCGACCTGGGCAGAGGTCAGTTCGTACTTCGTCCATGACGTGAGACGAACCACGTTGCTCAGCAACGCCAGAGAATTCGCGCTAACGCACCTCCGCCCACAATTTCCAATGTGTCCCCTGTTTTTGGCCGGGAGCACATTCAGTGACAAGCCCTACCCTAATGACATCGAGGCTTGCCTCACTATCAAGCGGGCCGAACTGCAGCTTCCCGACGGTTGGCAGAAAGCGTTCAACCTGAGCGGACAACACGATTCCATCAAAGCTCGCTACGAGGTAGACTTTTATCTTTCTATTGAACAGCCGGGAGCAAACGACTTTTCTCAATTCTTTCAGTACGTTGGAGACAAGACTGCAGCTATCAAGCACCTCCAGGCGAAAGATAAGCGCGGGATTATCGAGGTAACGCAATGGATACATGGGTAAACCAACTTCACGCTAGAGCCAGCATCATCCATGGGCAGATCGCAGCGTGGATGTCGGCCATGAATTCGGAAGTCGGCGAGAATTTATCTGACAAAGAACGGCAGGCAATTTTACGACCTCTGCACGACATGCTGGCAAAGCTATATGCCGAGGAATTGCCTATAGCCCAGATGAAGGATTCTTCGGAGATCGTTGTGCACGCCGAAGGGCCCGCCGCGATGGGTTCATCTATGCAGCTTCGGGCGGTCAATTGGCTTAGTGCAAAAGTTAAGCAGCAGTTGGTGCTGCTTGCGGAAGCGGCACTACCAGCAAACGGCGACACACTTGCGATTGCAAAAAAGATTCAATGGAACGTTACCGGAGTCGTTCCCGGAAGTATCTTTATGGGTTTCGCTGTAAGTCGCCCTGAATCACAGATTGGCTTCGAAGAAGCCGACAATGCTGCGCTCGACACGATAGTCCGCGCGGCTCAATCGGTTTCCCTTATTCCGCAATTCACTGAGCAAGGAATTGTCGATCGTGAAATCACCGAAGCCCTGACTGATCCGGCTGTCCGTGATGCGGCTATGTTTGCAGCGATGAGGTTGGCTCCGACTGTTTCGTCCGGTTTGGTGACGGTCGAGGTTGCCTCTGCGAATGGAGACTTTGGCATCCTTGGTCAGCGCGAGCGCATTATTCTTAGAGAGGCGCTGCGATCTCCATTGTTTGGAAAAAAAATCAAAGGCACATTCATCGGAGAAATCCGAGAAATTGACCTTGATGCCGGTCGCTTCCAGCTCCGAAATATACAAGGAGTCGGCTCAATCCGGTGTGCCGCTGCGTTTACTCAAGAGGAAGCTAGAAGCCTCCTTGGCAAAACTGTAAAGGTTAGCGGCGAATATGAAACAGACAAAGCTGGTCGACCGCGACTTATGCGCGCCGAGAGAACTGAGCCCGTCGCAAGTCAAGGTCGCCTACATTGATTCGCCTCTAATCAAATTAGATGCAAATTGCCCCGCCCGAGCGGGGCTTTTCATTTTGCGAAGACAAGTTCCCCCGGCAAAAGGATTAAGCCGTCACGGCCGGGAGCCAGTGGGAAACGGCCAAGCAGCGGCGGGATTCAACGCTGTTTTTACCCCCGACGCTGGCGCGGTCGACGCAGTTGCCTGCCACGCCAGCACCTCGATCTCCTCGTTTTCAAAACAGTCCTGGGCCTCCGAGAGCCAGTCAGCAAACACCGCGCACGCAGCATCAAGCCCTGACGGAACCCTGTCCTCTACATTCAACCGTTCAAAGAGCACGACCCTGCCTTTGACGTGTTATCGCCCGGTATAATTTCAATTATTACAATTTCAAACATCTGTGCTCAAATCCGGGGACGTATATGAAAGGTAAGCAAATCCGTGTTGCCGCAACCAGTTTCTTAGTTGTGGCAATTGTCACTGCGGCGCTTGGTGTCTACACGATGCACGTTAGGGAAGTCCAAAGAGAGCAGATATCCCGCGATGCGGAATATGTATCTCGCACCGTTGAGAGGGTGCTGAAGATGGATAGAACGCGCAACGAAGAAGACATCAACAATTCCGAGGGAAAGTACTCCCCGCGGACTCCGCCACGAGGACTAGCGGCACTCGTTGAAAGCGATCAGTTGAACGATCTATTCCTTGCATACGCTGCGGACGGACTGCGAACCATCCAACTAATTAACAAAAAGAATGATATTGAGTTGAGATTGCGCGCGGCAGCCACATCGAACATTTCGGATCCGAAGGCCGAAAGCCGCTGGAATCGACACGCCGAGCTGCGCAGCCTCAACGATGAACTCAGGCCGGTCACCCGTGATCTGGTTCAGGCACTCCTCAACGTACAGAAATTCGGGGAACAGATTCACGATCGGATTGGTGACATCAGGGTTCCAACATCCGAGATACGAATGGGACTCCGTCGGTATGCCTCTCTTCCATCATCGAACGGACAGTAGCGGCCTCCACGGGCACGTGCCGTGCCCCTACGATCAAGCAATCTCGACGCATTACTGTTCACGCGTCATCCACGAAGCCCGCGCTCTGCGGGCTTATTTGCGCAACGTCCAGCACATTCCCGGGCCTGATAGCAACCAAGACGCTTAAGTCTCACGGACAGGACACAAAAGTCTTGACATCAGGTCTTATATGTCCCAAGATTTATCCCAACGCAACATTGAACGCTGCGCCACCGCCCCGGCGGATCGCTCCTTAGACGGCCCGGTGAAGTTGTACCGGCATCGTCCAGACAATCGAAGGTAAGCCGAGCTTGCGTAAGCAGGCGACAGGCCGGCGCGATCTGCGTCGTGAGTCAGGGCGGACCCAGCGGAAAGCCGCTGTGCGCCGAGCGAACCTGATGCAAGACAGCCAGCAATACGTGTCCGATGGCGTCGTAATCGGCACAAACCTCGCGCGACCCGGAGCCGGCACGGCCGGGAGTAGTCGGGCGCGCGAGTAATGCAACAACGTTCAGTGAGGGCGCCTCAAGCCGGCGCGGCGGCTCTAAATAGCCCGTAAACGCATACGGTCTCCGTTTGGTGGAATCGAGGCGCCCTCCCTGAGTGCTGTTCTGTGACTGCCCTGATTGAATCGCATTGACCTTCAGTGCCATTCCGTGAGCGCAGTCAGGCCGCCAGAAATCTAGCCGGCCTCAATTCATTTCGGATACCAAATTATGACAACGCTACTTATCGGCGTTGGTCTTGGCGCTTTCGCCGCCGCTCTACTGCTCGTCGCTGCGTTCGATCTCGGTCAGCGCGCAGGCAGCAAGCGCAAACATTGACCAACGCAACACGAAAGGGAATGACGATGGCAACGAAGCAAACGAAACCGGATTGGCTGAAGGCGAAGGTGCGCACGGCTCACATGGCGATGGACATCGATGGGACGCTGGACGGCGCGCTCCCTGACGTTTTCATGATGATCGGCTCGAAAGAGCGTCGCGAAAAGGTCATCGCGAAGATCAACGAGATTCACGCCGGCATGTGCGAGCGCGAAGCCGAACGTGCAGGCTCAGCATACGAGTAACCCCGCCCGCTACAGGAGAACGACGTGAGCGACGAACTGATCGAGATTTTCAAGCGCAACACGCGCATCGCAAAGACGGTGGGCCATGCGGTTGCGCGGTTCAACGGCACTGAAATCCGCACGGTCTGCGACAAGCGCGGCCGGTTTCTCTGGCGCATCAACAACCGCCCGACTTCGCGGCTCGACGCGCTAGCGTACTTCGCCCTGAGCTGTTCGCCGGAACTCCGCTGATGTTGCGAACCGACCACGGCAACGGCAGCACAACGATGACTGCGATCCTTTAACCACGCTGTATCTCTCGGAGCAAAAACATGAGCAATTTCAAATTTGCAGTCGGCAGCGACGTATCGATCGAGGCCAGCGGCGAAAGCGGTGAAGTGATCGGCCGTGCCGAATACGCAGCGGCCGAGAACACCTACCTCGTTCGCTACCGGTGCGCCGATGGTCGTGCCGTCGAAAACTGGTGGGGAGAAAGCGCGCTCGCGTAACAGGTCGAAAGAACGGGCGGCCACGCAGCACAGTCGCCCGGTTCTCTACGCGTTAGGCGCGTACTGACGAGACCAAAAAACAATCAAGAGGGACCAATGAACAGCCTTCAGCCTGTATTTCCGCAAAACAAACGATCGCTTGTTACGCGAGCACCGAGCGATAACGCCCTGCTCGCGTCCTGCGATGAACTTCACGGGTACGTCGTCAAGGGAATCGCCGTCGCAATAGCTTGCGGCGTCGCTATCGGCTGTGTCTGGTTCCTCTGTGTTGCCTACCGTGCGGGAGTATTGCTTTGAAGATCCTCAAAATTTGGTTTGGCGCTGCTGCAGCAATTGCTCTTTACCTGCTGCTTGCTTCTGAGCTTGAGAACTCGCATCATCAACAATCCCCGCCTTCCGCAGGTCATTTTGAAATTCGTGGCGCATTTTACTCGCCCGTTCGAAGCACCCTGAAATGCAGGATTTAAGGGTTACATCGGTGGTGTTGGTGTGGCGCATTCGGTCGGCTGCTTCAACCAATATCCCACGCAGGACAGAAAGCGCTCCCCAGTATTTCACCGAACTGTCAACTCGTCTCGCCTCGGCGATTTGGCTGAGAATGTCCTGATAGTCCGATTCATTGAGCGCCTGTACGCCCACGGGCTTTTCTTTCAAATACTCATGGGCGCGCTGAAGAAAACTTGTGACATCTACGGCAATCGCAAGCGTCACAATTGCAAGTCGATCTGACTGTTGCGATGCGTCGTATTTACGCTGACGTTCGATTGCACGAAGACCACTATGCGAGACCCATATCGCAACCAGTATGGCGCCAATTGACCCAACCGCCTGAACCCACGCAGCCCAGTCCGCTGATTTGAGATTGCCCCAGTCGACGTAGCGATACCCCGCTATCGCAATCACTCCAACGACGACACCTGAGACGTAATAGCAAACACTCCGCTTCATCGCACCCCCCCGTAGTTTTGGTGCGAATCGTAACATGACACCCCACCCCAAACCGCGCACTTACCGTTGCCTCGGACGCGCGGTTTCTTCCTGTGGGCGCCCTGTTCGGCGCCCTTCTTTTTTCTTCCCGGCCTCAACGGCAGACGCTCGACTACCCAGCGCTGCCGAGCACCTGCCATTGAGGCTTGATCTACTGATTTAGAGGATGCGATGACTTCGCGTAACCCATACCTGATCGAGGGCCCGGCGCAGATCTGCTTTAGCGGCGGACGCACGTCGGGATACATGCTGCATCAGTTGCTCGAAGCGAATGGCGGCCTGCCGAACGATTGCATCGTGACATTCCAGAACACCGGCAAAGAGCGCGAGGAAACGCTGGTGTTCATCGAAGAATGCGCCAGCCGCTGGCATGTCCCTATCACCTGGATCGAATGGGACGGGTTCGAAGAAGGATCGCGATCGCGGTGCCATGTGCGGATCGTGGATTTCGAAACAGCCAGCCGGAAAGGTGAGCCGTTCTCCAGACTGAATGATGCGCTCGGCATCCTTCCGAACCCGGTCATGCGCACGTGTACGGCAAACCTCAAGGTCAAGACCGGCAGATCGTTCATGCGTTCGCTGGGCTACACCGAATGGGACAACGTGATGGGAATTCGCGCCGATGAACCGCGTCGCGTTGCTCGCCTTCTCTCACCCGGCCGAGACAACAGCGGCGGCATCCCGAACTTGCCGCTCGCGCGCGCCAGAGTTCGAAAGGCTGACGTGCTCACGTTCTGGCGTGAGCAGCCGTTCGATCTCGCGCTCGACCCCGAGGGCGACTTCGGCAACTGCGACGCCTGCTTCCTGAAGGCTCGGCACAAGATCGTTCGTGCGTTCGTCTCGCGCCCTGATCTCGCCACGTGGTGGATCAACGAAGAATCGCGGCCGTCGGAAGCCACGTTCCGAAATGACCGCCCCCGATATTCCGAGTTGCTGCGCGAAGCCGAGTTCTACGCGAAGCAGTTCCCGCTCGCGTTTCCCGAGCCTGAAGAGGATGACGCCCTCATCGACTGCATGTGCGGCGACTGACCCATGGCCGCGTACTACAACGAGCACGACCCATACGCCGCGCAGTGGCTGCGCAACCTGATCGCCGCCGGGCACATCGCTCCTGGCGACGTCGACGAACGGAGTATTGAGGATGTCCGACCTGATGACCTGCGAGCCTACGACCAGTGCCATTTCTTCGCCGGAATCGGCGTCTGGTCGCACGCGCTTCGACGCGCAGGCTGGCCTGACGATCGACCTGTTTGGACCGGTTCCTGTCCGTGCCAACCTTTCTCCGCGGCAGGCAAAGGAGCTGGGTTTGATGACGAGCGGCACCTGTGGCCTGCGTGGTACTGGCTCATCAGCGAGCGCCGACCTCCAGTCATCTTTGGAGAGCAGGTTGCGAGCTCGGCTGTCGATCCTTGGGTCGACCTTGTACACGCTGATATGGAAGCGTTGGACTACCCCTTCGGGTGTCTCCCGTTTCCGTCTGCGGGCGTCGGCTCCCCGCACATCCGGGACCGGGCGTACTGGCTGGCCTACGCCGACCACGCGCGATCACAAGGACGGCGCGGAATGCGCCAACGTGCCCCTGAACGCGCTGCTCGGCCGGGTGGCGTGGCTGGCGGGCTGGCCGACCACAACCAGTTCGGACGCATTGCGCAAGCCGGCGCCGAATTTCACGACGTCGAACGTCACGTTGAATCATGCGGCAGTGCTCGCGGGCTGGAACACGCCAGCGGCATCCGACGGCAATGGCGGGAAGCGTCCGCATCCGGACACGTCAATGACCGGTCAGCACCCGAGTGGCCGCAAGGTGAACATGGGCCTTGCGTCGCAGGTGCACCTTGGCTTCCTGAAAACGGAACCGGCCCGACTAACGGCGTCTGGCGGGATGCTGACTGGCTCCTGTGCCGGGATGGAAAGTGGCGGCCAGTTGAACCCGGCACATTCCCGCTGGTTGATGGGGCTCCCTCGCGAGTGGGACGACTGCGCGCCTACGGCAACGCGATCAACGCCGAAGCGGCGACGCAATTCATCCTCGCCGCGCGAGACATCCTGACCATCTGAGGACCAAACACCATGACGACCACCCCGATGCTCCAGAAAATTCCCGTCGTGCGCGACAAGGACGGCTACTTCATCCATCCGGACCTGCTGCACTTCTGGACGGTCACGATGGACGGCGCCGAGCATTGCACGCCGCAGCAGTGGGAAGACCTCGAAACGCGCGCCGGCATCAAGACGTCGATCTACCACCTCAACAACGAGAGCATCGATCACCCGGCATACGTCTCGTATTTCGACAACGGCAACCTCGACATCACCGAGTGGGACCCGTCGCCCGAGCCCGGCTGGTGGCTGCTCGAAATCGGCGACAGCGAAGACGGCCCGTATGCGGTCTACGCAACGCACGCATGAGGACCACCATGACCACCGACAATAGCCGCGCTGATGCGCTGACGGACCAAGCCATAACAGAGATTTACCGTTCGACTTATGGGTACGCGCCAGCCCCGCACGAAATCCAGCTTGTGCGTTCCATTGAATGCGCTATCCGCGCCGCATCCCCCGTTTCTCAGCCCGCAGCAGCGCCTATCGATGCTGCGCTTCGAGTGCTGATGGGCGCTGTGAACGCCTACGAGAAAGAAACCGGAATCGGCGGCTGGTTCGCCGAGAGGATTCAGGAATCCTGTAACGCGCTCCTGAAGGCGCTTGGGTCGCCCGCGCGTTTCGGCATCAACGGTGAAAACCCAATCGAGGAACCTGCTCCCGCACCCTCGCCGGCGGACGATCAGTCCGCATCGCCCGAACCCTGCGCCCACGATTACGTGCGGAAGGATCGCGTCTGCATCGAGTGCGGAGAGAAGACCGCAGAAGCGCCGATCGACGATCTGCGCCAAGAGGTTCTGCGCTTGTGCCGCCTGTTTCTCGATGACGAGCAAGGGAAGTACAACGCCAAGTCGGTCATGACGCGCATTTTCTCGCTCGCCGCGACTCCCGCACCCTCGCCGGCGGACGAGCGGGCGGCGTTCGATTTGACCGACGCGGAATGGCTCGATGTTTTCGAACGAGTTAGTGCCGGCATTCCCAATGTGTTCGGCAGCTACATGAAGGTGAGAGCCGCTTTTGCTCGCGAGGCTATCCGACTGGCAAACGAAGCCCGCGCCGCATCTGCCAACGAGACGGCGGCGGAAGGGGCGACTGTCGCATGGATGCGCGCTGACGACCCGCGCGACTGCATCTCGGACGCGAAGAAGCGCGACATGATCGAGCACGCAGGCGCGCCCGGCGCTCGCCTGGCCGAGAGCTATTCGATCGCGCTCGGCCGGATCGGTGCGACGACCGCGCAGGCTGCGGAAGCGGTGACGATCCCGGCAGGCTGGAAGCTCGTGCCGGTCGATCCGACGCCAGAAATCCTGATGGCTATCTGGCAGAACGAACGTGATGCGCGCCGCGCATGGGAGCGAGCGCTTGCCGCCGTGCCGCAGCCCGCGCAGGCAGACGCTCGGGTCGGGCTGACGGACGAGCAGCGCGAGGCGGTCCAGTTCGTCATCGGCTGGTACGAGCAGGCGACGATCGCAAGCAACCCGTATCACGAGCACATCGCCGCCCTGCGCGCCCTTCTCCAAGGAGCCAAGCAATGATGACGCTCACGCAATACCTGCTCGTCAAGATCGCCGAGGAAGCCGCCGAGGTCGCGCAGATCGCGCTGAAAACGGCCCACTTCGGCCTGAGCGAGACGCAGCCGGGCCGCGACGAAACGAACGCGCAACGCATCTATGCCGAGCTCAACGACCTGAATGCCATGGTGCTGCGGCTGAACGACATCGCGTTCGGGGAATTCCACTTCGAACCCGACCACGTTGCGATGTCGCAGAAGATGGCGAAGGTCGAGCACTACCTCGCCTACTCGCGATCGCTCGGGCTCGTCCAGCCTGACGCCGCCCGTCGTGGCCAGCCGGGGTCGCGCGACGTCAGAGCTAAAACGGAATTTGATCGTCCTTCGGAGCCACCGGCGTGACACTCAAATTGACCGTCGCACCTGGCATTTGGCCTGTCAAAGATTCGAGAGTTGTCGCTTCGCCTAAGTTCAGAGACGAGATCGAAACTGAGACGGCAGACCCCGTAACCGCCTCTATCGCGCGTGCAATCGCCGTTTCAATTTCTGCAATCGACACTGCCTTCATCGGATGGATATTTGACATGGCCCGCTGCTCGCGAATTGTGGCAAGGAATCGTAGCATGACAGAACGCCCTATCCTTTTCAGCGGCCCGATGGTGCGCGCCATCCTCGAAGGCCGGAAGACGCAGACGCGCCGCGTGTTCAAAATGCCGACCGGGCTCGGCTGGTATGTCAGCGGCACCGCACGCGGCGAGGAAACTGGAGATCTCTGCGACCTCGAGGGCCCGGGCTGGTGCAGCATCGATGAACTCGCGTGCCCGCACGGGAGCGTCGGCGATCGTCTGTGGGTGCGCGAGACAACGTACGACGTCGAGCGCAATGGCTGGGTCGGCCCGGTGTACGTCGAGTCAGATGAAGGCGCGCACGCTGCGGCCTGGGGCTGGGGTGAATCAGACGATCCCGACTACATCGAGCCATACGAACTGCGCAAGCGCCCCGCCATCCACATGCCGCGGTCAATGGCGCGCATCACGCTCGAGATCACCGGCGTGCGCGCCGAACGCCTGCAGTCGATCAGCGAGCCGGATGCACGGGCTGAAGGCGTGACGATCGTAGACCATCACCTGCGCGGGTACCGCGCCGACGCCTACCGGCCGCCGAGCATCCGCGCCTTCCACGAACTGTGGGACAGCCTGAACGCCACGCGCGGGCATGGCTGGGATACAAACCCTTGGGTGTGGGTGATCGAATTCAAGCGTATCGGCTAAGCCACTCTTCCGAAAATTTCTTCGCGTAGGCGACGGCCTCGGCCTCTGTGCCGAATTCGCCAAGCTTCCGGAAAGCAGCCTCCCGGCTGAAACCCAACTTCGTTACCTCAACCTGAGCGGCATACCTGCCGTCCTCGGTCACGCGCGGCCCGCAGTTCATCTCGTACCCGCGCATCACAAACTTCTTCTGCATTGGTTCAACGCCTTTTTGAGACAGGGGAATCGTAGCATGGTGAACTCACCTACTCACATCGCACCGGCCCCGTACGTCACCGTGGCACTCGCCGCGATGATCACGGGCCTGACTGAAAAAGCTATCCGTCGAAAAATCGAAGACGGAAAGTGGATCGAGGGCCGGGAGTATCGTCGATCGCCTGATGGCGGCATTTTCATTTCGCTTAGGGGGTACCAGCAATGGGTCGAAAAGGCGACGGCGTAGAGATTCGAGAAAAATCGATCCGGCTGTCCTTCGTTCTGGACGGCCGGGAAGAACGCAAAACGCTGAAGGTGAACGGGAAGCCCATGCTTCCCACGCCGGCGAACGTGAAATATGCGAAGCGCGTCGCTGCCGAGATCCGCGACCGGATTCGGCATGGCACCTTCGTCATGTCCGAATACTTCCCGTCGGATGGCGTTGCCACCTCGCTGCTCCTGGGAGATTGGCTCGACAGGTGGCTGGCTGCGCAACGGATCGAGCGATCGACCCGAGACGGCTACGCGACGGCTATCAAGTTCTGGAAGGAGACCGCATGCGACGAGGCACATACGAAGCCTCTCGCCGACGTGTCGATCAGATCGCTCAAAGCGATACAGATTCAGACGGCGATCGCCAATCGCCCGGACCTGAGCGGGAAGACGATCAACAACTATCTGTCTGTCCTTCGCGCCGCTCTGGCGCTTGCTGTAACGGACAAGTTCATCGCGGAAAATCCCACCGAAGCCGTGCCGCGCGCGAAACATCAAAAGCCGACTCCCGATCCTTTTGATCGCGACGAGTCGGATCGAATCATTGCCGAGGCGGAGCGCGCGTACCCCGGGCAAGTCCACAACCTCACCGAATTTTGGTTCTGGACCGGCCTACGGACGTCCGAGATATACGGGCTCGAGTGGCCGCAGATTGACCTCGCCAGCGCGACAATGCTGGTAGCAAAGGCCTACGTACGCGGCGAGCAACTGGATCGAACGAAGACGAAAGTTGCTCGGCTCGTCCACTTGAACAGCCGAGCAATGGCGGCGCTGCAACGACAACGCCAGTTCACTCAAATGGCTGGGGGCCGGGTCTTCCTCGACCCGCGGTACAACGAGGTATGGCACGACGAGGACGCGTTCCGCCGCACATACTGGGAACCGATGCTCAGGCGCCTCGGCATACGCTACAGGCGCCCTTACAACATGCGACACAGCTACGCGACGGCGATGTTGATGGTTGGGATGACGCCGGCGTTCTGCGCGAAGCAGCTCGGCCATAGCGTAGAGATGTTCCTGAACACCTATTCGAAATGGATCGACGGGAATCAGAACAGTCTCGAAATGGCGAGGCTCGAAAGCACGCTTACCTCCCGGAAACCTCCCCAAGACAAGGAGCGAATCTCGTAA